AATCCCCAACGCCTTGGCTCGTCCGGGAGGAAGGCAAGCCGCCAGAAGATGCGGTTCCCGTCGCCGCCTTGAAGGCCACCGGCGTCAGATTCGTAAACGCGGCGAAAACCGGGGACGATGCTTCTGGATGCAGCGTCGCCGCCATAGCGCAGTCCTTGGAAATCATCGACGTCCCAGCAGTGGCTCTTTTGAACGAGTCTAACCCGGAATCGGTCGTGCTCCCTCCTGTGCTGTATGTGAAGAAGGGGGACTTGGTTACCCTCAGTGGTTACGTGACAACCGACCCCGACCCTGAATCGTTTTATGTCGAATTCAGCAGTGGGGATGGCGCATGGGTGACGAAATCCGCAATCGCCAAAGTGGAAACTCCCGAAAACGACGGCAAGCCGGAAAAACTCACTTACTCCTGGGGCTCGTTCAAGGTCCGCGGCCAATCACTATCCGACGCCAAGGAAATGACGCTTGGTCCAGACAAGAAAATGTCGGCCGTCCTGTAACCGATTCCCGTCACCAACGGACCGCGGCGCGCCGGCAGGCCGCAAAAATACCAACCACACTGCCGGCACCCCTTACATTTATGAACTACCGCCTCTCGCCCGTCATTCTCGGACTCGCCGCTTTATCCATGGGTGGCTTTGCCTCCCCGTCCGATTCTTTTTGGACATCCGGCCCCCGATCTTCCTCTGCCAATCGCTCCGGTATGGGTAAAGCCCGCCGCCGGGCTGAGGAAGCAAACCGCAAAACCACCGCGAAAGCCGTGCAACGCCGCGCCAACAATGAACGCATCGCGCTCTGGAAGTCGGGTTGTTGCCTCATGAACCGCAACTGGTTCCTCAATAAAGCCCGCCGCATGGGGCACGCCACCACCGGACACACCGTGTGGGACGCGCACTGCCCTGAAGGCACCGTCGAGCCAAACCCGGTCGCCGCTGCCGTTGCTGCACCTCCTGTCAAGGAATTCACACACATTGACGACTGGCTGGACGAGCACCAGCCTGCAGACGAGCACGAGCGCCAAGTCATTGAGTGGCTGAATCACTTCCGCCGGCCGGCCATCGAGAAGGATCGTATGTGGCTTGCCGCCCGCCGCCTGACCTGCACCTACCAAGGCCGCGTTTGCCGCTGCATCGGAGCGTCCCGCATGGGCGACGTGTGGCTTACTAAAGACCTGAACCGTGAAAACGGTTACGACCACCGCATCGACGTGACGGAGTGCTCCAACTGGAACGTCGAAATTCTTTCCTGACCCCACTCGCCGCAGTAGCTCAAAGAGAGCATCCGGCTTTTAACCGGACGGCGCGAAGGTCATTCCTTTCGGTGCAATTCCCGCCTGCGGCTCCACTCTCCCACAACCCAACCCGCCATGACAATAACACAAACACAGTCCGCCGAAATGCTTGAAGCCGCCAAACCGCTGATGAAGTGGCTTAGTAATAACTGCCACCCTCATTGCATGGCCTGCGTCGATCAAGGCACGGTCGCGCTGAGTGAGGGGATCGCCTCCAACAAGACCGACGAATTCATCAAAGATTGAATTTTACTCCCATCTAAAACCAAACCGTCAAAACAATGTATCCGCGAACAAACTACGAAATGACCGAGGCCGATTTGGCCGATCTTCTTGAATCCATGAAACCTGTCCCCATGATAATCATCTGGGGAATGGCTCCAAGCAGCCAACAGGAAAACGCCAATGCGGCCTGGGCGCGACTTGGAGCACGGATGGGATTCGACCCTATGACCGTGCAGCCAAACGGAAAGGGAGACAGGTTTTTCTCAGCCATCCCCAGCGAAACCCCCGAGCATAAAGCAGCGCGCCTTGAGCAAGAGGCGGAAACCGCACGGCAAAATCGGATAGCTGAACTCCAAGCGTCCATCCAGAAACAGGTGCAGGAATTAGCTTCCCTCGTCCGATAACTCTCTCCCCGAACCCAACCAAAACCAGAACACCGCCCATCATGGCCACCAAACGACGCACAAAAAACCCCGCAGCCCTCGCCCCCGGAGAAATCCCGGCCGAGACAATCGCTCCATCCCCGGAGCCCAAACCCTCCTCCGGCCAAGCCGACGATAACGCGATTCCCGACACCGGCACGCCGACGACGCTGGAAAATCTCGACCTCACGGAAGAACAGATGCCCGCCGAAACCGGCCGCACCTCCAAATGGCCGGTCCACACCGAACGCCGCAGCGTCAATGTGAAGTTCACCACTGAGGAGCGCGCTGAAATGGCCGACGAAATGGGAAAGGTCATCAGCCGACGGGAAGATATCCGCGCCGAGAAGAAAAACACCGCCGCGCGCCACCAGTCATCTATCGACGACCTCGACAAGGAACTGTCCGACTACTCCAGCCGGCTTGCCGAGGGCGGCCGCGAGAAGATGGTTCCCTGCACGTGGGTATTCGAGTGCTCCGGCAAAGACGAGTTCGGGCAAGAAATCTACCATCCGGAGATGAAGGCTTTAATCCGGGACGAGACGGGCGAAGTCGTGTCGGTGGCGAAAATCTCGGACCACGACCGCCAGATGGACCTCGCCTTGCTCCACGAGACGCCGCCGCAGGAAGGCGAGCAGGCTGAGTCCGAGGACGGCGGCGCGCTGGACCTTGACCTTGATTTGGACATTGGGGACGGCCCGCCGATCAATGACCCCGCGCCGGAACCCGATCACGAAAAGATCGAAAGCCCGACCTACGTGAACGGATGGGATGCCTACGACTCCGGGGCCTCCCGCGAGGACTGTGGATACCCCGAGGGCTCCACTGAAGCCGCTGACTGGCTCCGCGGATGGGACGCCAGCAAGGAAGCCAGCGCCGAATAATCGACCGCATCAAAACAAACCCGAGCCGGGGCGGGCTTCCCCCCGGCACTTCCAAACAAAACCGTTATGAAAATCGATTCCATCCTTCGCGCTGCGCTCCGCTCCGCACTCCCTGAAACCTCGCGGGATTACACCGCCGAACGCAAAGCTCAAGCCGCCGCCGCCGAGGCTATGGTCGCCAAAAATATCAAGCTTCGTCGTTTACTGGAAAAAGAACGCAAGCTTTCCCATGAAGCTGCCACCATCAGCGACACCCTTCGGCTTGAATATGGCCTTAACCGTGACGGAAACGGAGTTAAGATTTACGACGAAAAGGCTTTCACAAAAGCTGGGGGGAATTTCCCTGCAATCGTCGAAAAAATCACCTTCTACGAAGCCTGCCGCCGCGTTGCCGCCGCCACACCGGAAGAAGCTATTAAAATCCTGAAAACCGTCGGGATCAATTGGGAGCCTATGCCAGACGGGAACGTCAAAAAGGCAAAGCCCGCAAAATAACCCTCTCATTTGTTGCCGGAATCCAAGCCCGGCGGAAACATTCCCTGATGAAGGGCGTTTTCGCCGGGCACCACCACCCAAACCAAAACCGTCATGGCCTACGCCGCAAAAACAGACGTCTCCGAACACGTCACCCAAGCCGAAATCAAAGGTCTCCTCATGAAAGCCGGCGCATCCGCCTACGGCACCATGGACGAGCCAGGCCGATCAATGATCGCCTTTCAACTCAACAACCGCCGGATCCGCTTCACGGTGCCGCTGCCGAATCTCAACGACCCGGAAATCGCCTTCACGCCTTCGAAGAAAATTCGCAACAAGGCCGAAGCGCAGTCCGCTTACAACCAAGTCATCCGCTCCCGCTGGCGAGCGCTTTTGCTCTGCATCAAAGCGAAGATTGAAGCCGTCGAAGTCGGCATCAGCAGTTTTGATGAAGAATTCCTCGCTCACGTCGTCACCCCCGGCGGGAAAACCGTCATGGAGCGGATCGGCTACGATATTGAATCTCTCGCGCCATCCGGCCCCCTCTTTCTCGGAAATTAGGCTCCATCCAAACCAATGAGCACCACCCCTGAAAAATCCTGCACGAATTGCCGTTCCTGTGGCCCGATTAAGGCTCCCGGAAAAATCCGTTGCGACCACGAGTCGTGGGCTCACTGGCCAGATGACGAAATGAGGGAAATCGAAATCAGTTTCGCTGAGGAATGTGAATCGTTTGAGCAAAAACCATGACCGCAACCCTACCGGCCGTGCCGGACATAAATCCCCCCGCGCTCCCCGGCGACCTCACCATGCTCAAACCGTGGGAACGGTGGATCGGCGGAAACAAAGTCTGGTATCGAGCCGTCGAGATTCCGTGGACGCTCGAAAACAAATTCCTGATGTGGGTCCGCACCCACAAGCTGACACTCCTGCAGCGCGGCTTCGCATACCGGAAGGCCGACGGGAAGTTTTCGTTATTTCAATGGCTTTCCGGAACACCCGGGGCCTATACGCTGACCCCCGACGGAGCCGCTACCCTCGCCGCCGCCATGGCGCCGCATCTGCGCACCGCAGAGCTTGCGCTGGAGGCACAGGTAAGTGAATTCGACCCACTGCCGGGCGGGCTGGAAAAGTTCCTTCGCGCTTATCAGGTGCAGCCAGCACGCCAGCTATTCCGCGCGCTTCGCCGCGGCAATGCGGAATGGTCCTACCCTGGGGCAGTAGATTTCTCGGACACCGGCACCGGAAAGACCTACCAGACGTTGGCGGCCGCCCTCGCGACCGGGAAAAAGGTCGGCGTTATCTGCCCGCCGGCCGGGCGCGACGGATGGATTGCAGCCTTTAACCTCATGGGCGCGGTGCCCTATTTTTTGGAGACCTACGAATCGCTCCGTGGAGGATGGCGTCCCCACATCGCCAAGCAAAACTCTTCGGGTGATTTCGAATGGCTGAACCCTCGGGATTTTGTGATGATAGCAGATGAGCTCCAGGCATGCCGTCATGACTCAACCCTTACGGTGCGGTGCTTTTCCGCCGCCATCCGGCAAAAAGTTGCCATGATCGGCGCTTCAGCTTCGGTCGCCGTATCACCGCTCGAATTCCGCTTTGCCGGTCGGATCATCGGACTTCACCAAGGCGGCGATGACTGGAACCGGTTTCTGATAAACCACGGGTGCCACCGGAAAACGAAGGACGGCCCCTTCCATTGGGACAAAGACCTCCGTCACCTTCAAAAGATCAACGCCCGGCTTTTCCCCTACCGTGGTTGCCGGGTCCGGAAGCAAGACCTTGGTGACGAGTGCCCCGAAACAGAAATCTCCGTCATGCCATTCGACGTTCCGGAGGCGGCGGAAATTGAATCCATGTGGAGAGATTCCCTCGACACCATCGCCCGCATCGAACGACAGGGAAGCAAACCGGCGTCGGTAATCATGGGTATGCGGGCACGGGCACGCATGGCAACATGGCAGCGTTGCGAAATGGTTTTGGTTCCCCCCCTCGCCAAAATCATCCGACAGCACGTCATTGAGGGTAAATCCGTCGCCGTGTTCATGAACTTCAATGCCTCCCGCGAGGCGTTGATGAAGGCGCTGGGAACCCGGGCCGGCATCTACGGCGGGATGCCGAAGGAGCGCCGTTCCTACTACATCCGGGAGTTCCAGGCGGACCGGGAACACATCATGATTTCCAATATCAAATCCGGCGGGGCCTCCGTCAGCCTCCACGACATAAACGGCTGGCGTCCTCGAATTGCCTTCATATTCCCGACCGACGACGTGGTGAAGATGGTGCAAGGCATAGGCCGCGTTGACCGCGTGGGAGGGAAATCGAAGAGCCACCAATATTTCCCCGTGGTGCGCGGCGGGATGACTGAAAAAATGGTCGCCAACATTCGAAAGAAGATGATCGCGCTCCAAAATCTCAACGATGGCCAGTCGGAAGATTCTTCCTTTTAAAAGTTGCAAACGCCGAGCGCTCGGGGTATTGGAATGCCGCCATGAAAAACCCAGCCGCACAGCAACTCGGATCCCTTGGGCGCGCAAAGAACACTCCCGCCCAGCAAGAAGCCAGCCGCCGCAATGGGCAGAAAAGCCGCGAGGATGGCAAAAAAGGAGGGCGGCCAAAGAAGCCGGCCAGAGCCGATTCCTGAAATTCACCCCACAACCAAAACCGTCAAAACTATGAGCAACGACCCAAATCAAGAACCCGAAGGGCTTCCCGACGTCCTCCGCCGCATTTTCACCCAAAAGCAGGAGGAGGCGCAAAAACGCAATGCGCACCTGGAGGAATTTTCGCTCCAGATTGAGCAGGTCGCGCAGACCCTCCGCCAGCGCATCTACGCCACCACCGACCAGCCCGGCGGACCGAGCGAAGCCGCGGCCGTGAGTGCAATGCGCTCATGGGAAAAGACCTGCCTGGCCATCAAGAAAGGATTGAAGCAAGTGGTGCCCGATCACCGGGAAGCATGGGTTACGGCCATCGTGGAGGGCATGAAGGTGATTGCCGTGATGGATCGTTGCCAGTGCGAATCGTGCGCGAAAGAGAGGGGGGACGCCTGATGCAGCCAAACACCCTTGGGATTGACCCCGGAAACACCCACAGCGCCGGCGTAGTCGTCACCGCCCGCGGAATCGCAAACTTCTGCTACCTACCAAACGACGAATTCATCCCTTGGATGCTGCACGCACGGGAGGAGTATCAGCCCGACGTTATCTGTGAAATGATCGCCAGCTACGGGATGCCAGTGGGGCGCGAAGTGTTCGAGACGTGCGTTTTCATCGGCCGCCTGACGCAGCTTTTCCCGACGATGAAGCGGGTAACGCGGATCCAAGTCAAAAGCACGATTTGCCACAGTGCTCGGGCTACGGATGCGAACATCCGCCAGGCCTTGATCGACCTTTACGGGCCGGCGGGGCGGAAGGCGACGCCCGGGCCTACGTTCGGGATCAGCGGGGACGTTTGGGCAGCGTTGGCGGTCGCCAGTGCATTCCGGGCGGGATGCTCGCTCTACAGCGCAACCCCTGACGCGAAATGATTGCCATCGACGCCGATCTCGCCCGCCTTCTCGCCCGGATCTATGTCCGCCGCATGGTGGCAAAAGGTTATTCGGTCGCCGATGCCGCGCGTGAAATCAACATGGGGCGGAGCAGCACCTACGGAGTTTCCTACTCGATCAGCCATGGAAGAATCAGCGTGCCGATGCTTTCCCGCGAGTGGGTATTCTCCTTCGCTGAACTCGCCAAAACTATCGACCACCCTCAACAACTCAGCCTCCTATGATCCGTCCAGAAGTCGAAGCCTTGAAACGAGAAGGACGGTGCTCTCTCACGCTGGGACGCTCAAGCAGCGGAGTAATCCGGATTGAAATGCGGTCCCATACCCTTGGATCCGTCCACATGGAATTGAGCGAAGGCCAACTTGCCGATCTCATTTTCGGAGTCGTTGAAGTTCCCGCCATCATCACCCGCACTACCCCCAGAACCCCATCATACCCAAAACCTGAATGAAGCCATCCGAAAAATCCCGAATCGAAAGAAACCGCCCGCTGCACGCGAGCCCCGGCTACGCGCCCGTCGTTGGCCGCGGCGTCAACAAACCCCTGCCGCCGGACCGCGTGCGGGAACTGCTTGAGGCGTCGCGCCTGAAAGCGGAAGCTGCGGAGGCGGAGCATTCCGACGACGCGGACGAGCATCCCGTTTACCAGAACACGCCGCGGGCACCGATCAATTGGGAGGAGACGATGAAGTCTGCGGTGTTCCCGAGCCAAAGGCGTCTCAGTTCGTATTCCGAATCAGAGCAGCGGGTGCTCGAAATCCGGCTGTTTCATGGCCGGAACACCTATCACAAGACCGACGTGCAACTGAGCGCGGAACTGGATGTTGCCCTTGAGGATTTGGGCGACCTTGCCGCGGTGGTCCGCCGCCGTTACTGAAACTTTCACCCAAAAACCAAACCGTCGAAACTATGAGCACTCCAGAATCAATCCCCGAAGACACCCACGAAACCGAGCGCGAAGGCTACGAGGAGTTTGAACGCGACTCCTTCACCACCGCTTACAATGCAGTCGCCCGCCAAGTCCACACCACCGCCAAAGAAAAAGGATGGTGGGATGGCTTGAAGGACGAAACCGCCGCCATCGCCGGAATGAGGGACGCCCAAGCCGTCGCCCTGATGCACTCCGAGCTATCTGAGGCGCTTGAAGCCATGCGGGCAGGTAATCCCCCCGACGACAAAATCCCGGAGTTCTCCGGTGCCTCTGCGGAACTCGCCGACGTCATCATCCGAATCATGGATTTCTCCGAAGCCCGTGGCCTGAATGTCGGGGAAGCCATTAAGGCCAAAATGGAATTCAATGCGACCCGCTCCTACAAGCATGGGGGAAAGCGCTTCTAAAACCATTTCCGCCGGCACTGTTTGCCTGCGGCCTCCCGGCACCCTGACTCAGCAGGAAGGGCCGGGAACCCAACCTTCCCAAAGCCATGACAATCACCACCCTATCAATCGATGTAACCGTTGACGGCCTCCGCGAGAGGCAATTTGTAATTGTCGACACGCGGAGGAAAATCCTCGGACGCGTTGGCGTAACCGCCCAGGGCTTGGCAGTGGCTTCAATGAGACAACTTTTCGTTGACCCAAACCACCGCCACCAAGGCATCGGAAGCCTCCTGGTCGAGAAATGCTTTGAATTCGCCAAGGACCGCGGATGCAAAAGCCTCAACCTCTCCCTCCACAAAATGAACGTGGAGCTTGGGGCGAAATTCTACGAACCTCTCGGATTCATCCTGGCTGCGGAATTCAGCGACGGAGAACGATGCTACGCCAAACCAATCCTTTAAATCAAAAAATCCATGATAACTCACAATTTAAAAACCTGGCCCTCCTACTTCAACGAAGTCCTCAGCGGGGAGAAAACATTCGAAATCCGCAGGAACGACCGCCAGTTCCAAGTCGGCGACCTCCTTATTTTGGAGGAGTATATCCCATTTGAGGAATCCACCGATAACGAAGAATCCACCGACGACGATGACGATGACGAGGAATCCCGCGAAGATCTTGGAACTTACACCGGCCGGTCGGTCCAAATGGTCATCACCTACATCACCCGCTTCGAGCAAAAGGACGAGTTTGTGGTTCTCGGAATCAGGCCGCCACTGAGCAACATTCCCGACGACCAACTCCGCGAACACCTTTCATCGATGCTCGAAGCCTCCCTTATGCGCTTCGAAACCCGATTCCCTCAAGCCATCGAAGCCCTGCGGTCTGCCGTGATGGTGGAATACATGGCCGGCATGGGGCAGTTGGCGGCATGGCTTACGGACAACCCGGGCCTGACGTCGCCGGAGCAGATCCAGCGCGTCCTCGCCTCCATCACGGAACGAATCGGCCTCAAACAGAACGCCCATGACACTGAGTCAAATTGAAGAAGGCCGGCGCGTCTGGTGGTGCGGCATCAGTCTGCGGAACGACCGATGCGAAATCCTCCTCCGGACCGGCATCATCACGCGGGCCGGTTCCTCCATCCTGACCATCGAAGCCGACGACGGGCAAATCTTCCGGAAGCGCCGCCGCACCCTGCGGGGTAGCCGGGAGGAAGGCGCGGCGGCGGTCGAAAAACTACTCTCACTCATTTCCAAGCCATGATTCCAAATTCTGACCATGCCTCTCAAGTTCATCGAGCCCTCACAAAAGATTGGGTTTTTGAGGACAATTTCTATCAACAGGACGATAAGCCACTGGTGGTTCTCCGAATAATCAAGGCGTGGGAGAAAATCCGCCCGACCGACCAACTGGAGCGCACCAACCACGCTCTCGCCCTCGAACTCGCGGAAGTGAAGGCGGAACTCAACCAGCGCCTTGCCGACCGGACTCAGGCTTTTATTGAGAAGGAAGTCGAGGCGCGACGCGCCCACGAGGCGACCAAACGGGAACTGCAGGAGCTTCGAAACTTTATCGGCGGGATCCGCAACCAACTCTTGATTCCAAGCCACGACGCCACGGCCTGCGTGATGGACATTTACCGCAAATCCCTCGAACGCCCATGACCACCAAACTCGTAAAACGCTACTACTGCGACCACTGCCGAAAGGGAGGGATGACAAAAGCCATCGCTGACCACGAGAAAACCTGCATCAAGAATCCGGAGCGGGAATGCTTTGCGTGCAAGGAATTTGGGTTTACGCAAATTCACATGGCCTTGCTCTTATCCGCCGCCGAGGGAGGAGTCGATGCCGTAAAGGATATGACCCCGTGCCCTGCCTGCACTCTGGCCGCGCTGTCCCAATTCAAAAAGGCACACCCGGAATCCGAGTGGCAGGAATTCGATTACAAAGAGGCCATGCTCGGACTTTACCGCGAACGAAATTCGATCCCATGACGACTTTCCTCGACGGCGAAGCCAAAGACCAGAAGATGGAACTCCGGCGTTGCCCGTTGCTCCTCCGCGTCACCATCGGGCCCGACGGTAAATTCGATGCTCTGGACGAACTCGACGACGCCCCCGAGGACAACGAACGCATCATTGTTTACCGCCGCATGGAAAAACCGCTTCCTATCCATGTCCTGCACTCCGGCGGCCGCGGCCAATGGTTGAAGCTCGCCCGCTACCGTCTCAGCCCCGCCCAGCCAGCAGAATTCCAAGCCCGCGACCAAGAATCCTGGCAGCAATGGTGCCGCGAACAAACCGGTGCCGTCTCCGAACCCTCTTTCCTTTGATCCTATGCCTACCCACACCCTCAGCCGAAAACCCCGCACCACCTACCCTCCGATCCTCCCCGGCGCACGCTACGGTTCCCTGACGATCCTGACCGCCGCCCCTCCGAACAAATGGGATCAAGCTATGTGGAATTGTCGCTGTGACTGCGGCACCACTTGGACCGTCCGCGGAACCGACATCAGCAACGGCGTGATCCACAGGTGCAAGCCATGCGGCCGGAAATCCACGGGCGTCAAGAACACCGGCAAAATCAGCCCGAACCGGCACGACCTGACCGGCAGACTATTCGGAAAAATCACCGTGCTGCGGCCGGCACCGTCAAAGTTGAAGCGTGCCTTTTGGTGGTGCCGGTGCAGTTGCGGGCAGGAATTCGAATGCAAGGCGCACACGTTGGTCCACGACCGCAAGAAAAGCTGCGGATGTACCCGCTACGCCCGGGAATCCAATCCGAAGGAGCCGAAGCCGCCGCGCGTCCGGGTTTACGTGCCGAAGCCGAAAATCGAAAAGCCGGTTTCCCCGTGGGCGCACAACACGTCCACCGATGCCGTCTTTCCGGCCCCGGTGCCGCCCGTGCAGGCCGCCGACAACCGCACCGCCCTCATCGTCGCCAGCCGCCTTTCGCACACCCCCTGGGCGGATGTGGCGGAAATGACGGACCTCACCATCGAAGAATGCAAAGCCCGCTTCGCCGAAGCCACCAACCCAACACCAGTATGACAAAATCAGAACTCATCGCCGCCCGCCTCGCCGAACGGAAGCTCGCCTACGGCGATTTCGATCCGTCCCCGACCGGTCACATTTTCAATAAGCCGCCGACCAACAAAGAGGAAGCCCACCAGCACGGAAATGCCCTCGCGGCCGCCGGAAACTATCCCGTAGGCACGTCTGAATGCTTCAACGTCGGAATATCCGGCGGATGCGGGCCGGACTGCTACATCTACCGGGAAGGGCGTTGCGATGAGCCGGAGGAAATGGTTCCGAGCCTCGAAGGCTCAGCAGAGATTGCCAAACACCGCGAACTCTATCCGCTGCCGATCGCGAACGCGACGGCGTGAAAATCGAAAATATCACTGGACCAAAACGAACTCCCGGCGCATAAACCGCCATGGCGCATGCCTGACCGGAGTGGAACACGGTCGTTTCAACCATCACTGATTCATGAACACCCGAGAGCCCGATCCGCATCCTTCTGTTTGTCCCGCTGCCGTCAGTGACGGCGAGGCAATTCCACCAGAGGGGCGCGGATCGGGCTCTTCGCTTCCTAAGCCTTACTATCAGGACGGCGCAGTCACCATCTACCACGGGGACTGCCTGCAAATCATGCGGCGTCTGAATCACGATATTGACTTCGTTTTGTCGGACCTCCCCTATGGAACCACCCGGTGTAAATGGGATTCTGTCCTGAACCTCTATCGGTTTTGGGAAGTCCTGAATGATAATCGGATCAACCTGGCCGTTTTATTTGCTCAAACGCCTTTCGACAAGGTGCTCGGAGCCTCCAACCTCGAGGGGCTTCGCTATGAGTGGATTTGGGAGAAAGCACAAGCGACCGGCCACCTAAATGCCCAAAAGATGCCAATGAAAGCGCACGAGAACATTCTGGTTTTCTACGGTCAGCTTCCAATCTTCAATCCGATCAAAACGCAGGGGCACGAGCGCAAAACCGCCATCCGAAACTTGGACCGCTCAGAGCTTTACGGGAAGCAAAAGCCCAGCGCCTACGACAGCACGGAACGCTACCCACGCAGTGTCCTGCAGTTCGCGTCGGACAAACAAACCAGTGCGCTTCACCCGACGCAAAAACCTGTCGCTCTTTGCGAATACCTCATAGCCACTTACAGCAATCCTGGTGCGACGGTTCTGGATTGCTGCGCTGGATCCGGCACAACGGGACGCGCCGCCAAAAACATCGGCAGGAAAGCAGTCCTCATCGAGAAAGAGGAAAAATACTGCGAAATCTCCGCCCTCCGCATGTCCCAAGAAGTCCTCGCCCTATGAAGCGTCCCCACTCCCGAAAGCGCATCCCCATCCCGGCGGACCTCGACCCCACCGAAAGCGCCGCCGTCTCCGCTGAACGCTACGGCGTCTCACGGCAAACCGTCACCAAGTGGCACCGCATCCTCGCGGCGCGGAGGGCCTACAGCGAACAGAACCAATTTACGCATTTGTAGAATGTGAAACGTTTTGTAACGTTACGGTAACGACAATGCACCATTACACCTACCAAACATCCGCCGAGGACGGCCGTTTTTACATCGGGTCTAGGTCCAGCAAAAGGCCACCATCCGCCGATCCATATATGGGAAGTGGGGTTTGGCCTATCTCCGCCGAAAGGTCGGGAATATCTCTCAAAAAAACAATACTCCAAGTGTTTCCATCCCGGACGGAAGCGTGTGCACACGAAAGCGAAATAATCGCCGCGAACTGGGGTAATCCATTGTTGATGAATATTTCGCGAGTTGGGGGAAGAGGGCGCGTGTCTGTTCCTTTAAACCCTTTTGAGCAATTCATGCGTTCACCCATGGGTTCACAGACTCCAGGGACAAAAGCCGTTTGGATTGCGCTACTGGCTTTGAGTGATGGTGCCATCATTTCGATTCCCAGTCTGATGCGCGCATCGGGGGTTTCTGAGTTGGAAATGACCGAAGCCTTGTCGGTTTTGATGGCACCATGCCCGTATTCCAAAAATGATCATCAGGGGCGGAGAATATCCGTTTCCGATGGAATCGTCACCGTTCTCAGTCACCCACCGGAGTTCCTGTAAAGTCATGTTCATTAAACTGTTTACCCATATTCTCGACTCCTCCATAGCCGACAACCGGCCCTTGAGGCATTTTTTTACTGACCTCCTCCTGTGCGCCGACGCCAAAGGTTTTGTCATGATGACTGAATCAGCCATTGCCCGCCGCGTTGGTTGCACGCTGGAGGAGGCAAAGTGGGGATTGGCGGAACTGATGAAGCCGGATCCGATGAGCAAGACCCCCGACAATGCTGGCGCTCGAATTGAACGGCTCGACGGGATGGGATATGGGTGGCGGATCACCAATTACGAAGCCTATCGAGCAGTGAAAGACGCGGACCAGATGAGAGAGGCCACCAAGGAGCGGGTCCGGAGATTCAGGGAGAAGGTCAAGAATGAAACAAAAGGTAACGCTTCTGTAACGCCCGGTAATGCCATTACAGAAGCAGATACAAAAGCAGAAGCAGAAGCAGACCTTCTTTTAAAAAAAGAAGCAAAACCTGCGGCGCAAGCGCCCGCGGCTTCAAAGAAACCAGAATCCAAAAAAGAGGAACCATCCTCACGGCATCAGGAAATGATGAAGGTCGTTTTCGAGTCCTATCGAGAAATCCAAGGCCATGACTTCACGATGCCTGGACGATTCCCCCGACAGCTTCAAACCTTCCTGAAATCGTGGAACGGCGACCCAAAGGAATTCGGCGCCGTTTTCCGCGAAGTCCTTACCGCCGTCCGAGACAAGCCATTCCAGTCCAAGCAGATCAAGGATGCCGTGGACCCCGGGTCGCTCTGTCAAAATTACGCGATGGTCAAAGCCTTGCTCCGCGCCCCTTCACCGGAATCCACACGGTTCGGCCGCCCGGAAGACAAAGTTTCCCACACAGACAGAGAACACGGATTCGATTTTTAACGCCATGGATACCTCAGATACCCCCGAAGAAAGCCCCGACGCTATTGCCGCCGCGGTGGAGAGCCGCTTTGCCAAAATGCTCAGCGCCGGCCGTCAAATTACCTGCCCCGGCTGCGGCCAACCAGCGCAGCAAGTCATGTTCGCCGGAAAGAGCTTTTTCCGATGCGACCCGTGCGCCGACGCCGAGGAGCAGAAACGCCACCGCGCGGAGCGGATTGCCCGCTGTGTGGCGACATGGGACGACCTTTGCCCCATCGACTTCCGGACGCCCATCGACCCTCTGCGGCTCCATCAGGCAATCGTTCCTGCCCTCGCCTTGACCGGAACGGAAGGCGCGGCCCTCATCGGGGAAAGTGGTTCCGGAAAAACGCGCGTTGCCTGGTTGCTTCTCCGCCGCGCCGCCGTGGCCGGCCATTCGGTTTTTGCAATCAGCCACGGGGGTTTCCGGCAGGCGAGCAGCCTTCGGCACGATCATGACCGCATGGTCGCCGACAGCGCACGGGAGACGGTCAGCCGCGCCCACAACGCGCAAATCCTTTTAATCGACGACATTGGGAAGGGAAGCCCCACCGAAACCGCCGACGAGACCTTTTTCGAACTTTTGAGCGCCCGCCGTGATAACCAACTTGTCACCCACTGGACGGCAAATGCTGGCAGTAAATGGCTGAAGAGCAGGTTTGGACGAGACAAGGGTCCGGCCATCCTTCAGCGCCTGCGAGATTTGACCAAGGGGCACGTTTTCAACACCAACCCAGGACTCGAATGAGCGAACCCACCCTGGAAACCCACTGGCCCTGCGCCTGCGTTAAACGCGGCCGCGACGGGAAACTGTCCCACATCAAAATGAACCCCGTCAGCCGGAAGCGGTGCCCGGTTTGCAAGTGCAAACCGTTGCCGGACGATCAACACCGCGGCGTGAAATGAAACCCGACTATCCACTGGAGGTTTCCGCAATGGAATGGCTGCGCTTCGCCCGCCAGTGCCACATCGTCATGCGGGAGCGCGGGCAGCACGTCGGCAGCCCCGACGTGCTCGGAGTCACCAAGGATTCGTATCTCATCGAAATCGAGGTAAAACGCACGATGGCCGACTTCCGGAACGACCAGAAAAAGCGGCACCGGCAGTTTCCGGCGATGTTCGCCAAGGAAGTCCGGCAGCTTTACTACATGGTGCCGCCGGCGCTGGTGGAGAAAGTGCTGGCAGAGCTTCCGCTGGGCTGCGGACTCCTCACGGTCGGAACCCGGCTTTCGCCATGGTCGAAGATTCCGGAAACCAAACTGCTGCGCCGGGCGACAACGCGCACCTGGGCCGGCAAGCTGTCAGAGGACCGTAAATGGCGGCTCATAAAAGACATGGCCAGCAACCTCGTCACCGCCGAAGTCCGCTCCCGGAAATTGCTCAACATCCCTCTCCCTGAACCCGCACCAAAACCGTCATGAACATCCCCGCTACCTTCCACACCAAAGACGGGCTTGTTTGCCTCGACCGCGCGCCGCGCGAGCTTTTTCGCATCATCAAACGGCCGGTGCTACTTGACAGATCCCTGGTTGAGGAAGTCGATCCTCAAGCGCACATGATAACCCGCACCTATGAGCTTCGCCACTTTGACCCTGAAGCATGGGGCCGTGGGCACCCGCACTACTACGAGATTTAACCCGCCACACCAACATGAGAAAAATCATTCAAATCACCGCCATCCCCGCCAGTGATACCGGTATCGGAACCGAGAATCGCACTCTCAACCCATCAGCAATTATCGCGCTTTGTGACGATGACACTTTGTGGGGAAGAAATCCGTTCTCGTCCAGTGATTGGGTGCTGATCCCGCCAATCCCGCAAACTACACCGCCCCGTTCCCTGACACCCCCTCCGGCTTCTTCCGCAGCGTCGCCAGCGCATTCGCTGGCCGCTCCGCCCAATGCTTGAGCAACCGATGTTCCAGACGCAACGCCCGCGTTTCTTTTTTGGATAGGTCGTCCAGCAACATCTTCTCGATGGCCGCCATCCGGACCCCCAATTCCACCAAATACCAGTCCCTCCAGCCTTCGCACAAAAGAAGGGACTTGGCACCGGCGGCGATTTTGTCGGGTTCGATCATATCAAAGGAGTGCCCTGTTTCGGAGGATTTACAACCCCGCCCGGCGCCGGGGTCGCCTGCGGCGCTAGCATCGGGCCAGCCTGCGGGATGATGTAATCTGATGCCCGTGGAATTTGAAGGGCCTGCAGTTGATCCCGGAACATGCCAGCAAGTAGCACTTGGAGCGGTCCAGGCATGCTGTAATACTTCTCGACCAGCATGACGGCTTGCGTCGAACTTTCGAGGATTTGCTCGTCCCGATAGCGGGTCAGCAGGGTTTCCACGTTCATCGAAAGCCCCTTCGCCTCCGGAACTTGCATTTCAACGACCGCATCTCCTTCGAAATATTCGAAGACCTCCTCGGGGTCCAAATTATTGTAAAGGCAAGTCGTGAACGAGTTGATGACGCCGGTAATCCCCCAATTCTGGCCGCCGTCGAGCTCCGCAATGACGACTCCAAAAAGCTCTTGACCGCTTTTTTCGATGTTGTGAATTCCGGTAGCCAGTTTGGTGCTGTCTGCTCCTGCGGTATTTCCATCGTTGGCGTGCTGAATCCCCGACTCGTTCATCGCAAGCTGGAGAAAAAATTCGATTTCGCGCGTCAGGTCGTCCCCCTTGTTGTCCTCGATGTAAACGACCTTCAGAATCTCATCCATGTTCTTCCCGGGAAGCGGATGATACGTCTTCCCCCAATTGTAGGCCAGTTCCGGATCGTTCTGGCCTTCGTAGGTGAACTCGGGACGCCAGAGGATGACGCGGCCGGATCCGGACTGGTTGAAGTTCCGGCGGTTGAGCATCAAATCGACCGTCTCTTGGTGCAGTTCGAATTGCTCAATTGCCCCCTGCCCATACCACCGGTTGATGACCGCTTTCGGGCGGATGACCGTGAAAGGACGGAGCTTGTTATCGGTGACGTTCGCCACGTAGTCGTAAAAGATCGGGAAGCCGGTCCGGAGGTTGATGACCAGCATAATGTCTTCCTGGACCAAATCGCCGTCCGCGTCATACCGCAGATAGCACTCCGCATATTCGCTGATCGACTCCGGGCTTTCGGCATCGGTCGTTTCCCCCAACTCCGGCCGCGCCGAGCGGTCGCCGGTCTTGTAAACCTCGGTGCCTGCCATGCCGTCCCGCACGGCGGCGACCGCACGCTGCATTTCCTCCAATCCTTCCGCGCCGGCTTCTGCCTGGACGTAGGTTTGGACAATCTGCGACGGCGTGCGCTCGATGACTTGAATCACGCATTCCGCCTCCTGGACGCTGGGTGCATTCAGCGGGCAGAGGAAGTCCCGCCAGTGGACCTGCGTCGTCCGAGGCCCTTTGTAATGCGTGACCTGACGGTCGAGCGAAACCTCTTGGAAGTTCAGGGCTTCGGGATTCGGAACCGGCGTTTGTTTGTCGCGGTCCAGCACGAAAACCATGGCACCAGTCCCCGGCTGGGCTGGATCCTCAAGCATCGAAAACGTGTCGGTCGGCGTGATGGGTTCCTCATCGGAAGCAATCAATGGCAGGCCGTCGGGCCCCACCGCGCACACCAGCGTTTCGCGGTAGAACTCCTGGTCGTGGGCAAACGTCGTCTTCATGATGGCCTCTCCGACGATGAAGGAGTGCTCGACGGCGCGGCGGAGGGCATCGGTGCTGCGGGATGCCCGGAATTTCGTCTCGGTCAGTTTTTGAAGCTGTTGGGCAAATGCCTTGTCGCCGTCCCCGCCGACGGGATACTGAGAAAACCACGGATCGGTCCCGAAAAAGTAACTGATGGCCCGTGCCGCTTGCTGGGTGGCGATGCGCCGCGCGACGGGCGCAACAAGATTTGAGTGGGCAAAGATGCTGTTGGGGTGCAGGTATTTGCGGTGATCGAAGTTGTTTTCCCCGATGAGCTGGTAGAGCAGACGCTTTTCAAAGAACCGGCGCTCCCCGCGGCGCTCGACATTCCCGGCCAGCGTCCCGAAAAACGCTCCCATGCCATTCACGCCCGTCTCCATCGATGTGTCTTCCCGGCCAAGTTGCTCGTTCAGCCTGTCATACCACCTTTTCGCATACTGGCACAGCAAGTCCTCGCGCTCGCGGGTCAGGACCAGGCTGGACCGGAACAAAACCTGCGGATCATTCGGTCCCGGCGATGGGATTTGAGAAAGTTCGTCTTCGAACACTTCCGCCGTCGATTCAAAGACGACCGGGGTCTGTTGGGCGGGCTGTGAAAACGTCATGGCAAAAGCGCATGGCTACGGCCTTCCCGACAGGTGTAAAGTTCGGCAATTACTCAGGAAATGAACGTCACACTGAGCGCGGCGTTCGTGATGATGGAATGCGTCCCCACCAATTCATCCGGATCATCCCCCGTATAGACGGCAAGATATTGGGTGCTGCCGACGAAATCCAAACTCAGCCCGACCAAATCTTCGAGATTGATTTCGACAAGGCTCGGAGCCGTGGCCGACCGGATGATGGTCGCCCAACTCGCCGGATGCTGCTCAATGTAAAAGTCCTGCTCGGGTAGCGAAGCAGAAGGCGAGCCGCCGCCCACCGCGGGCTTCAAACTCAGCAGCCGGCCGTCGATCCTTCCCCGCATCCGATCCGCAGGAACAAGCTGCGGTTTCATGGAGGCGATCAACTGCATCGTCACCCCGCCGTCCTCCACCAAAGGCGTGCCGACCCCTTGCGTCATCAAGCCGCCATCCATGCACAGCGGGCTGAAAGACATACCCCACCCGATAAAACCATCATCACCCAAATGTTCCGGCCCTGGCGTGGGCCACCGCGCTACTTCCTTGGTGCCCGTCAGAGAAAAATTGTTGACCGGTATCACGGGGTCCGGCTCTCCAGGATGCTTCACGTTGTTCGTTTCCACCCGGGAAACCGAGCCGGTAAAAAGAATGCTCTTCCACTTCGGCCAGCCTTGAAATGGCATTTCGAAAACCTTGAGGGCTTCGGGTAGGATGATGGCCATGGGATTATGCGGCGTAGATGGAATATCCGGAAGTTGGTCCGCCCATGCGCTTTACCTGAAGGCTTCCGTGAATGTGACTGACGGGGAAAAGACCGCCGTTGCCGCCCAAATCAACGCCGGCGCTTCCGATCAGATGCCAGCTACCGACGCCTTGCGTGAACATCGGGCTTGGAGGACTCGTCTGCGGCCGCAGATGGATTTCCGCACCCGTCAGGTCGCCAAAATAAAAGTTGGCGTCGTCGTAAAGGAGCCGCAGCCAGACATTCCTTGAACTCGCCTCCAGCCCCGGGGCCAATGCCTCCGGGAACCACCGGGTCGGCGCTCCGTTCAATGCCTCGTTGGATGGTTTCAGAACCGGAAAAACCGCCGTCACGGCCTGAACCATGCCGCTCGTCACCCCCACATTCCAAAACCCATCCTTGAGCCGCACCACTGTTTGAAGTGACCCGCTGGCATTGTTTGCCGCCGCGTCCCCCTGTCCCCGGCCCCGGCGGGCAAGGACAAAGACGATTTCGCCATTCACCTGAATCGGGGTCTCCACATAGTCCTCAAGGTATCGCTGCACCCGGTCGCTGATCCGCTCCTGCTCCTGCGCCGCGCGGCGAGCGGCATCGGAATTGAACGCCTTCTCGGAGGATGACGCGCCCGGCGGCAGTCCCATCGGGGTAAAGGTCATGGGTGGTTTGCGGTCGAAAGACATGCCGCATCCGTCCGTCCAAGCCGTCCAAAATCAAGTCCGGGCATTAATTCGCAAACTTTACAAAATTTTGGACGCCCGTATTTGCCCCCACATGGAAACACCGGCGCCAACTCCCGAAACTATCGTTCCCTCCGAAGCGACTCAGGAACCTGCCGTGTCTCCACCTTTGGCATCCGCTCCGGAGGTAGCGGATGGGAAGCAGTCCCAATCCGATGATTTTCTCGATCCGGACAACTGGCAGGCTCAACTCGACGCATTTCTCGCCAACGGCGGTGATGCGGCAACGAGCGAAGCCCCTCCAGTTACCGAACCGACAGCCCCGGAAGCCGTCGTTGAACCCGTCGTAACTCCCCCTGCCGCCGGCGAAGCCGTGGTGGATGAAGAAACCGCGGATACCAGCGATGCACGATACGGTCCACGCCACCGCATCCAGCCCCGGAGCGAAACCGATGCCGCCGCCCTGAAGCTCATGTCCCGTAACCCGGACATGACGATGGTGGAAGCTTTGGCCAAAGTCACTGGAACCACTCAGCCGGAAGCGGCCGCGCAAGCGGAAGCACCTCCGACCCCTGCCGCCGTCGCGGAATCCGAACTGGAAGCCCTGACGACCAAGCAGAACGAGAAGAAATTGGAACTGCAGGCAGCGCACGAAGCCATGGATTTCGAGCAAGTCGGAAAGCTCAACATCGAGCTTTTGGACATGATGGAGCAGAAAGCGGTCATCACCGCCAAAGTCTCCACCGAAAAAGCTCAAGCCGAGGCGGCCGCCAACGCAGCATTCGACGCCAAAGTCGCAGAGGCCGAAGCACAGACCCTCCGTCTGTATCCTTCCGCCGCCGCCGCCAACAGCCCATTGCACGCGAAGATGACCGCCATCTACAGCGCCATGGAATCCACGAACAATCCTCTCCTCAACGACCCTCACTGCACGCTGAAAATCGCGCAGATGGCGGCCAATGAATTGAGTATTGCCCCCGTGACGGCCCCGGTCCCCGCACCGGTTGTCCAGACTGCCCCTCCTCCCCGTGCTCTCACTCAAGTCCGTCCGGCTGCCGGCGGTCAAGTGAGTGGAGCCGTAGCACCCGCCGCCCTATCGGACGTCAACCAAGTCGGTTCCGCCGACTGGACGCCCGAGCAATGGGAAGCGTTCAACGCGAAGATGTTCGGCTAAGGCCAGCATCCACCGTTCCGCGCTCCACGCAGCTTTGCCTTGATTCCCGCCGACATGCCCGCGTTTGGGCCACGGCCCCCACCTACCCACCTATCACACTCTCATGAGCGATTTCGCCCCCGTTTCAACTCTCAATAACGGAGCAGCCGCCAACGGCGGAGCCTCCGGACTTACCGCCCCGCAAATCTGGAAGAACCAGGTTATCTCCTACGAACGCAACGAGGACTTTTACGCCGCCATCGAAGGCAAAAGCGCAAACTCCATCGTTTTGACCGACTACGCCACGTCCGACGGCCACGGCCTGAAACTGCGTCTGCGCACTGATTCCGAGCTCTCCAACGAGCCTCACTTCAACGACCAGACGTTCGCCCAGGACACTGACTTCGAGCGCCTGAAATTCGGCGAATACGACGTCAACGTGGACATCATCCGCCATGCCGTTTCCTACAACGAACGCTTCGAGCAACTCGCCGGCCTGGTCGGTGAACTCAAGAACACCATCCCGGCCAACCTCGGCCGCTGGTTGGGCCGCCGCAAGACGGAGGAAATGGACATGGAGATCGTTTACCGGACTCCTTTGGAAAACCACTTCTACCCGAACAGCAAGACGGAAGACCAGCTTGGCGCGACCGACGGCCTGTCCTGGGACTTCATCATGGATGCCACTTCCATGATGGGCAACCTTGGTGGTTCCTACGGCCGTCTCGGTACCTTCAACGGTTCCGCGATGCTCGGTTACGCACTCGTCACCTCCCACCCTGCCGGCACCGTCCTCCGCAAGAGCGACGCTTACCGCCAGATCGTCCGGGAAGCAGGTGTCCGCGGCGGCGAAAACCCTCTCTTCAAGGGGAACTACCCGCTCATCGACGGCGTGCAGGTCGTTGACCGCCGCGTCATCGACATGGACTACGACGGCCCGATTGGCTCCACCCTGAACCCCAAAGCATTGCTCGGAACCGCCATCACGGCCGGCACCGGAGTCATTGACATCACGGGTGGTGGCCTTGATACCCCGACCCTGACGAAGTTGTATTTCCGCAACTTCCCCGGCTACGCTTATCCGTTCGCATCCGGTGCCGTCGTCGCCCCTGTTTCGAAGACGCGCTACCTGTTGATCCGCAACCCCATCAACGCGGTCACGGATCCCGGGAAGTTCGGCATGTATTCCTACACGACCGGCAACAACGGTAACAAAATCACCATCGTGGGCCGCCTTGGTTCCGCCGCTTCCGGTGCCCGTGTGACCACCCTCGGTGCCGTCACCTGGGATACCGGCATCTGGAACGGGAAACACACCGACGTCCATCCGATCAATGCGGAAGTCTATCCGTGTAACGCGAAGGGCGAGCCTTTGGGCGTGTCCCTCCTGTTGGGCCGCGGTGCTGTCCTCCGCGCCTACGGCAAAGACCGCGTGAAGCGCACCGAAGACATCGGCGACATGGAATTCCTGAAGATGGTCGGCATCCAGGCATGGTTCGGTCAGACCGTCCGCAAGGACCGATTGGGCCGCACTCCCGGCGTCGCCGTCCTGCACCACGCCATCCACTACCCGAACCTTGGCCTCCCGGCCATCGCGTAAGGTCCGCTCCGGATTGATTCACCACGGGCGGGAAAGGTCCTTCGCTTTTCCCGCCCGTTTTCTCCACACTCTACTTTCCTACTCCCATGGCCGGATTCAGCACCTATTTCGCAAACCGAGTCCAAAATTACTATTTTGGAAACACCGCCGGCGCACCGCCCGCAAACTACTACCTTGCGGCCATGACGGCACCGCCGACCGATGCCGGTGGCGGCACTGAAGTCACCGGAGGCGCTTACGCCCGCGTGGCCCTCGCCAACAACACCAGCGTCTTCCCCACAACCTCCGACGGCGAGAAAAACCTCGGCTCCATCGTGGCATTCCCTGATGCGACTGCCGGATGGGGCACGGTCAATGCCATCGCCATCTACGACGCATCGACGGCCGGAAACCTGATCGGGTGGTGCACCATTACCCCGCAGATCATCAACACCGGTGACTCCCTCAAGGTGCCAGCCGGCACCGCGGGCCTCCGCATCATCCTCGACTAATACCGCCCTCCGCCCGCCCCTTTCGTGAACTACGTCAAGAGCAACACCATCACGGATCCAACGCTGATTGTCGGCGCGCTGGTTCTGGGCGATGCCTACCTTGTTCCTCCGGCCGGGGCGGGCGGTGATTGGGCAGACCACGAGGACCAAATCGCCACCTGGGGCGGTTCCGTCTGGTCATTCTTTGCCCCGCCGACAGCTGCCGAATACCAAGTAACGGGCGGACCCAACGCCGGCCGCATCTATGTCCGGTCCAACGTCACCCCGGCAACCATTTCTGTCGTCCCCAACGGAGACCTTGCCGCAGATACTTCGGGTTTTGCCGCTTGGCTCCTTTCTGAAACAGCCACCGGCACCGCGGACTACACGTCCGGCACCATCCAGCTATCTTCGACAGACCCGGGCGACGTCGGCCGCGCCAAAGTCACTTTCCCGGTCATTTCCGGCGTCCGTTACCGCGTGCTTCTCGTCCTCGACTCACTCACCGCGACCGCACCGGATTCCCTGATCCAGTATAAGCTCCGCAACGAAGGCGGTGCCGCCGACGTCGATTCCGGAAACCTGTCCACCGACGGCGAGCACGAGTTTATCTTCACCGCGGCGTCTTCCAGTTACTCGTTCTACGTCCAAGCCTACAGCGACACCGCGGAACCGGCTTCCGTCTCCATCCTTTCCCTGAACTGCTACCGGATAGAGGAATTGGTTCTGAATCCGGAATTCTCATCTGGTTTCACGGATTGGACCGCCCCCGCTCCTCCATGGGAACTTGACGGTGATGTTGCCCTCGCGGTCATCGACTACCCTGGCCACACCCCTTTCCCGGCACTCAGGCAGACCATCACCGGCCTTCAGGTCGGCACCTATTACCGGATTGCGTTTGACTGTGAGGGCAACTTCACCCGCGGAACTATCTCACTGGCCTTCGATGGAACCTCCATTGTGGACGTCGCCGAGGAAGGTTCCTTCTCCTTCTATTTCAAGGCCACGGCGACTTCACATTCGCTGGAATTCCCCCTGACGAAGATCGGACCGAGCACCTTCGAGGCGTATCTCGACAACATCAGCATGATGGCGGCGCTATGGGTCGCCCAGCCGCTTGCCCAAGGATCGATCCATGGCACTTCGACGATTTCCTGCACGGTCGCCAAGGGCCGCCGCATCGCGGCCGTAATCGCGGCCAGCTCGCTCGTGACCTGCGGTGCCACCACGACCCATGGAATCCGTGATGCGCGCATCACCGCCGCTTCCTCGGTATCGTGCGGCACCACCAGGATTGCCGCCCGATACGTGAACCCCTACATCAAGGCTCAATCCTCAATGCATGTTGCCAACCTCGGGAAAGTCCATTTCATCACCGGCACCATTTCCGCCAAGGGCACCGTCAAAGTCAACACGGTCGATAACGGCTACTACACCGCCGCCATGGCCGTCGATGCCATCACGGAACTTTGGTCCGCCAGCCCATGCAGCTGCAACGACGGCTGCGGCGCACTGCAGAAAGCCGCCCTCGAAGTCCTCAATGCCGCGATGCAGCGTTTGAACGCCAGCGGCCGCGAATGGGGATTTGTCTCGAACGTCCCCCTCACTCTCGGACCAAAGACCAGCACGGACGGAGAAATCGCGTTGCCCGCCAATGTCATTTCCGTCCGCCGCGTCGTCTTCAAACCATCGGTAAACGATCCCGAGACGGAGTTTGGAGCCTTCGAGCTTCGCCCAATCCGGACACGTTTCGAAGTCGAAGCCTTCCGGCGGTCCACGACCCGGAACACCTGGCCGCTTTCCGGCAACGAAACCGTGCTCTCCCCTTACCTGATTCCCTTCGGGTATTTCGTGGAAGCCGAACAACTGGACGCCAGCCCGCCGAAACTCCGCCTTCTCTTCGCGCCAAAGTTCTCCGCCCTCCGGGCCTACAAGGTCGAAGTGCAGGCCCACATCCAGCCGCCGCGCCTGACGTGCCAAAGCCTCGCGGAAGGAACCATTCTGCCGATCCCTCACCGGTTCGCGGAAACGCTCCTTGTCCCGCTGGCGAAGTTCTACGCCATGTCGAGCCGTTGGTTCCGGCGCCCGGACCTTGCCGAGTCCATCACGACCCAAGCCCGCGACGCGCTCTTGCTGACCGGTGAAATCCAAGCCGCCCCCGTGGAAGCCGGCAAAGAAGCGACAGGAGGTAATGACCGATGAACACGATGGAAATGGTTCAGAGTGCGTGCTCGGCATGGCTCGCGGTGCCGGATCAAACCGCCATGGAACTTTCGGACGTGTCCGAACTCCTCCGCGCGCTCAATCTCGCCCAAAATCAGGTATGGCGCGCCCAGCCCCCGCACTACCGCCGCCAAACCATCAGCCTCGAATTCTACGGCCCCGCAGACGGCACGGTGACGGTCCCGGATGGCTACGGCACCCGCCGCCTGACCGGCATCACCTTCCCGACCATCACGGACATCCTGACCTACAACGGCGACCCCCTGACCTACGAAGGGGAACCGCTCGTTTTCAACGGGTCGGCCGTTTACGAAAGCCCGCGGCCTTTCTGCTCGATCCTTCTCGAAGGGGATGCCGTCGTGAATGAGTTCAACGGCTTCGGTTTGGTCCATCCCTACTTCGGCCAGGCCACTACCCCGATTCAAGCCACCCTTTTCAATGATGCCTGCCTGTCCCGCTGGCTCATCGAAAGGATCAACGGGCCCGTGCTGGACCGCATCAACCGCGGGCAGTTCTACTATGCTCCGACCCTCGACTTCCTGCCCGACCGGTCATTCTCAAAAGTCTTCACGACGACCCGCGTCATTCATGCCGGCGTCGAGCGCACCCTTTTCCGGCTTCCCCGCCAACACCGGTCCGTCGTCAGCCTCCGGTTTGACGCCGACGTCGCCCCGCCGCCCATTACCTACGGGACCAGCCAGCGGCCGGCCGACCTGAATTACGGCGACGAGGTGGCTTTTGCCATCATCGCTGTCGCCGGCGCCGCCCTCCAGACCCACCGGTTATTCGACCGCGCCCGCATCGGATCCAGCGCCCCCAACAGCGCATCCTATGCGATGGAGCAAATCGCCGGACTTTCCCAAGTCCCAACCAGTCAATTCGTCTCTGCGGGGACGCCCTACGGATATTGAGCCATGGCCGACGCAATCAACGCCGAAAACTACAAGAAAGAGCTCGCGTTCCTCATCAAGGAAACGTTCGACCTCCTATGCGAATCCGGTCGGGAAAACAACGCAGAGGTGGCTTTGGTTGATGAAGAAGTGAAAGTGGAAATCTCCGTCATTGCCCGGGAGGGATCCAATGCCATCACGCGCCGCACGACCACCACGACCGGCACCGAAAAGACCACCACCGTAACCGGGCAAAAGATCACGAACGACACCGAGGAGTCGTTCACCCAAAGCACGGAAGCCGCGGCCTTCACGGCCGTCACGACCACGACCAAGGCCGACCCCGAGCAGACCACCACCCGACGGACGCCTTTCAAAACCTCCCGAACGGTGCAGACCGGTGCCCCGGACACTGCCGTCACCGAGGAAACGCAGAACGCCACCCAAAACAGCGTGCGCCAAGCCGGCGGCGGCGATCAGACCGACCGCTTCACCGAATACCAATCCCTCTGACCCATGGCCTTTTATCCAGTCAAAGAACGCACGGTCACAAACCGCGGGGAAAGCGTCAGCGACCAAGCACAGACGCAGAGCACCCAGCGCCAGACTTCCACGCAGACGCCTGGGGAGAAAGTCACCGTGCAGGAGGAAACGGCTTTCAACGAATCCACGGTGGTTTCCGCGTCCAACAGCACCACAACCAGCACGGAAGCCAGCCCGATCCGCACCACGGTATCGTTGACCGGCCCCAAAGCCAGCAAGCGCGTCGAGGAAGCATTTACCCAGGAACAGACCCGCTCGCCTTCTGAAACCGTGCAAACATCCACCGAAGACGCCATTATCAAACTTTCTTTCGTCCTACGTCTCAGTAAACTCCCGTGCAATCGGCCATGATCTCCGGAGCAATTGATATTGAAGACATCGAAGCCCCTCAACGGCCTGGGATTCAGCGTGCTCTTGGCCTGACGGCATGTGTCGCTATCCGGTCAGGCGCGACCGGAGAAACGCTTAAGTTTTACAATGCCCAGGCCAACACGGGCACAGCGCGGTTCGCCCAACTTCAACTGGCCCTTGCCGCTACCTCGCCAAACGACGTCATTGAGCTGAGAAACGGTAGCTTCTTAATTCCCAACGGGGTCTCCATGTCGATGTTCTCACCAGCAGATGGTGTGAAAGTAGTCTGCGCCCCGGGAGCGACCCATAACTACCAAGACCCGGAAATGGCCTGCAACGATTACCGGCTGTTTTCCGGTGAGCGTAAGGCTATTGATTTCGGAGTCACGCCACTTGGAAGCGGACAGGCTCCCGTTGATTCTTGGGCCGGTTTGCAGGCGTGTTCCAATTCTCTCGACACGCTTTATCCTGCTCCAAATGTCATCACTCTCGAAAGTGGACGCATTCTACGGACAGGCTCCATTCTGCTCCCGCAGGGGTATCTTTATATCAGTCAGACCTGGTTTATTTCCCCTACCGTCGTCGTGCGCGGGCCAGGACCCAATTTCTGCGCCATCTGGTTGATGGACGGGGTTTATGATGAACTTCCAAATTACGCGGTGCCAGCCTCCATCGTAGAGCATTGGGCCATCAAGTTTGAGCGAGGCGCGTTGATTGGTGCCGGTCCAAACCGTGAAATCGCCGACAACGATTGTTTTGGCACCGGCTTGGAGTATGTTTATGTGAATTCAGGCTTCAACTTCGATACCGGAATCAGTGCCAACCGCAGTGCCAGTGGAGTTCATCTTATTGGAGCCCAAAGATGCCGACTTCACAGGGTTACAATCACAGGATTTGGACTTCGTGGAGCTTTTTTCCAAGGTTCGACACTTTATGATTTGCAAATAGCCAATATTCAGCGCGGCCCCGGTATTGATATTACCCAGTCGTGTTCCATCGGCGTAGTGGCCTCCGAACACATCAACCGTAACGCAATAATCGACCCTGCCACCGGGGAGGTTTACCCGGCAATTCAAATCACAGGAGCGAGGGGCTTTTCGGCTCAGAATTTTGTTTTTGAGGAGCATGGTTTGGATGGCTCCAGCGCCAACGTCCAGCACGGCATCAGGATTACGAATTGCATCGGTGGCAACATCAGCGCCGTTACATTTGGAATTGGTCTTGGTGCACGCGAACATACAGCCGTCCGCATCACTGGTCCAACTGCTGGCATCACAGTGGATTCCGCCATAGGAAACTTTGGCGGCAGCACGCCGGTTGATATTGGGAAACTCGTCCATGATGATTCCGATTCTTCTCCGGCAGGGGCAGGTATATCGCATTATGTTGACGGCCCGTGGCTGTCCACCCCATACGACCAAGGGATGGCACTGTCGGCAGCGGCACTTCTTTTCCTGAAGACTCCCACGAGCGCAAATCTTCGGGCGCTGATTTCGGACGAGACCGGCTCTGGCGCGGCCGTTTTCGCCACCTCTCCAACACTCGTTTCCCCGACTCTCGGAAACGCCACGGCCACCAGTATCACTGTCAATTCCGCCGGCTTTGGCGGGGCGAATGCAGGGGCAAACGTCGGTGGCCAAATCACGAAGCTGGCAGTAACCGGTTACACGGGATTGGATGGCCTGCGTGTCAGTGGATCGGATGGCACCAACACCATTTACCAAACCGACGCAGCAACACCCCTTGCCATCACGACAAACGGTGGTGATCTGAGACTTGGAGCATCCCCTGGTTCAGGGCACCTGATTATTCAATCCAGCGGTGCCGCAACTTTCTCCAGCAACGTCTCCGCAGCTGAATACCGCGTCTCTGGCAACAAAGTCCTCAGCGCACGCGGCGCGGCCGTGGCGGATGCCCTCACGGCCGCCGGGGCCCCGACCCAATCCGAGTTCAACGCCCTCGTCGGCGTCGTAAACACCCTCCTTTCCCGCCTCCGCTCCACCACGGGCCACGGGCTCATCACATAAACCACACGATCCTATGCAAATCACCGTGGGCACAACTGCCGGAAAACCCGTCACCATCAATCCTCCCGCCAGCGACAACCCCGGCGGATACGACGTCCACATTCAGAACCCGACCGGGAACCCGGACGTGCTTTTCCATTTTGGAATCGATGACGCCAGCGGAATTGAAGCATCCGACACCGGCGCCGTAATCGCTGCGGAAGACTCCATCACGCTTCCCGCCTTCTCCTCAATCTATCTCTACGCAGACACGGCGTGCGAGTTAACCTATATCTGGATTCCGGTCCGCCGATAAAATGGGCCGCTCACTCCCAACATTACCAACTCTTCGAGCACGGAAGTTCCGCGGAATTCGCCGGCTCACATCTCGATTCATACTTCTTCTTGATGGCGAACTCATCATCCTTAACGGGGAACTTCCAATTTTAAAATAACACGACCATGGCCGACGACCTAACTATTGTTGCAGGCGTTCTTCAGCGGGATGGAGTCCCGATTATTAAAGCAAAGGAGGTGTCCAGTGTGGCCGCCGCCATGCGCACCGCATTGGGAGTTCCCAGCGATGCCGACTTCGCCAGCCTCACTGAGGCGGACAGCCGGTTCGAATACCTGATTCCGAACGGGAAACTATCAGTCCTCCAAGAGGCGTCCTTCCGCACCGTGCGAATCTTCCACATTGGCACTTCCATTCAGGCCAGCTCATTCTCCGGCTCCAAGCAATGGCTGGAAAGCCTGGTGAAACATTACGGTGACGCGGGAAACTTTTCCCCATATCTGACCTTTTTGGGCGGAAGCGTCAGTCCCTACAATGGCTGGTATAAACAACCGTATGGAGGTGTTGCATTCGACCGGCTGCGCGGGGATTCCAGTTCGACCGCTTTGATTTGGCGTCGCCGGTGCCGCCAAGTAATCGTTCGATATAGCACAGAGGCCAATGGGGGGTCTTTTGACATTGAGGCCGACGGTGCGGTTATCGGAACCATCAACTCGCTGGGGTCGCAAAGCTACAATAACGAATTTGTCTACGCCTTCACTGATAACAAATTCCGGACAATTACCATCAAGCCTCCGGCTTCCGGTTACGCTTATTTTGAGGCCGTCGAATTAAATCAGAATAACCCTGGAATCCATGTTATTGACGGAACCCTCGGGGGAACTGCCGTCAAATCAATGCTCGTCTACCCTGCTCCGACCGGTGGGGAAGTGGCCCCCATCCAGCCAACTTCCACCTACCGCGGTTTTGATAGTTATCTGCTGGCAACTTCAGCGACCGCGAAACACGATGTAATCGTGTCTGGCCAGCTAGTGAACGACGCCAATAGCGGCCTTGCCTACATGCAGACCGACTACAAGGCGGCACAAGACCGTTTGATTGCTCAGAGCAAAATTAACGGGACGCAAATTGTCATGAATGTGGAGCCGGCAGGGCATTACGCTGTGCCTGGTGACCCCAATCATTCAGCCTACGCATACGGGAGAAACCTGCTGCTGTCCTACGCCACGGAACCGCATGTCACTGTGATCGACCATCATGAAATGACCAGTCCTCCACCGGACACCGGCACCTTGGGCGAATGGAATGAGTGGGCCAGCCGAATCTATGACACGGCCGTTATCACCAGCCTGAGTCCTTTCTCCTACACTGGAGACTTCATTCATCCAACAACCACCGCCTATGCTTCATTCTCTGCCAAGGCCTCTCAGCTAAGCGGAGTGCCGCCAACCGGTCGGATTGGTTCGCTGGTTGACGCCGTGGCATCCACCCGGAAATACAACCGGGTTCCTAGAATTGGCAACATCCAAGGCGCTTCCCTGGAGTCCATGTCTCCGGCCATTCCGCGCAGCCTGCCGGACACTTATGGCACACTGGTGCCGGTCATGTCCGCCGGGGAAAGCCAGTGGTTGTTCGGGCTTCCGGAGGCGCTGACGACCCTCTATTCCAGCGACGTCATCCCAAATCTGGCTGCCACTGCGAACGCCTCAATTGAAGCTGAAACCACCAAAGACGTTTGGGGGAAATACCGGGCATCGTCCGGAGGCTGGGCAATTGGGGGTATTGCGGTCCCGTCCGGGAAATTGGTCACAGTGGTTGCGGTGATGAACTCCGCTTCCGCGATGGTGATGAAAGCCCGGAATTCCGCCAATACCGTCACCTTGGAAGCATACGCCGAAGGAATTTCGCTGGGTGCTGGAACTGCCGATTCGGGAATTGGCCTGAATGCCATTCCAGGGGACCGGCCGCTGGTGGTCCACATGACGGTCATGACCACGGGAGCAAATATGCTCGTGGGCCTGACTGCGGACAAGGTTTACGCGCTGTTCGTCACCCCTACGGATTTCCCGGTTTTGGCACCTTACTCGCTGACCCAAATAGCGGCCCGTCAATTTGATGAGTCCTACCTCATTGCTGGGAAAACTAACATTGTGGACTTGGCGCTGGATGCCGTCTACACCAACACTGGAACGCCTGGCAATGCCGCAACAATAACCCAGCAGGCGCATGTCCTGTGGGGCACTGGCGCGACCGCAAACAGCACTTTCAGGGCAGCGGTGCCTACTGTGATGAGCAACACCAATACCGGCAGTAATTCCACCGGGTCTTTCGACTGGACCAAACCGCTCAGTTTCACTGTCCATCTTTTCAATCAGCCAAACGAAAATTCCGCCAATGGTATTTTCAGGGCGGTGACCAAAAAGACGACATTCGGGGCGCTTTCCGCGCGCGGCGTGGGCTTCGAGATCCGCCAACTGCGACTTTGGTTGACTGTCCACGACGGCACCACCCTGACGGATACGGACACCGGCCTCACCATCGCCACGAACCAAGTCTATGCCATCACGGTCACCAGTCATGGAGACGGGAGGGTGTCCATCTTCAGCCGTGGCGTCCTGTTGCTGACCATTCCGTCAGGCGGTCCAAGCACGCTGGGAAGCAATGACAACGGCTTCGCCATCGAATGCACCAACGGAGCGGACGCTGCGTCCAACCGATGGCAGATAATGCGGCGCATTCCAATCGTAGGTGGGTAAAAACCCCCGCCAAATGACTGGTTGCGGTTCAATCGCCTGCCTAATTCCCGCATTTTACTTTTCGATCCACCCTTCGACCCTGCCCCGCATGAAAAAACCGTCAATCCTCCTCGTCCTGCTTCCGATGTTGTTCCAAGTCGCCTGCGGTCACTACTCGGGGAACGCGACGACCGGCAAGTTCAGCGGGACGTTTCTCGGAACGAACCTGCAAGAAGTAAACCACACCGCCGCCGGATTTGCCGCCGCCGGCATGAATCAGACCGAAGGATTGAAGATCGCCGCGGACACGGTGAACAAAATGTGGAGCAATTACCTGATCGCCAAGGGACTCGAATACGTGTCGGGCAAGTATTACGACCACAAAAACAACCTCGTCAGCACCGACAAGACGATCCAGTTGGAGAAGTTGAAAAACGCCAAATCGGTAGCGGATGCGGAAGCCGCTCAAAAAGTTCTCGATTCCACCCTCGCGGCGGAAGCTGCGGCCGGACTGCCAGGTGCGGCACTCTAAACCTCGAAACCATGCAATCCGCCTCATGCACCCAGCCTTTTACCGCGTCCACTCCCGTCAGCACTCCTCCGGCATGGAAACCGCAGGGTCGGCGGGGATGAACACGGCCCTTTCCCACTCTTTCCGTCAGGCCCGGCCTGATATACTGTCCTTTGCCGCAAAACATTGCAGCCCCTCAATGATCGCGCTCGTCCTCCTCTTCACCGTCGCGCAGACCTTGGTCCTGATGGATCCCCAGCGCATTCCCGGATGGTGTGCTTTGGGGGCTGTGATCGCTACCGTTTATGTGTTCGTCCACGAAAAATACACGTCCACGAACATCAAACCCGGGTTTCTTTTCCTGAACGCCCTCTGCACGCTTTTCGCTGGCATCGCCCTGCCGCGTCCAGTGCTCACTCACTGGTTCAACTTCACGAACCTCGGGACTTGGTATCCTGAGTCGTTTGTTATCGTCGCCGCGCTTTGCGGCATCTGCGGGTTCACCATCATGCACACGATCTATCTCACCATCACAGGGGAGCTCCCCAACGTGATCCGGAGCCTGACGAACGGCTTCATCCGCAAATTCTTCCCCGCTGACCGGCCCCCGGTCCCTCCTCCTACCCCTGGCCCTCCCGGAATATGACAGGCATCACCCACACCAAAGCCCTCTTTCTCGCTCTCGTTCAACTATGGCTCGCCTACGGTGCGGCCAGGAAGACCGGAAGCGTTTCGGCATGGGGCTGGGTGAAGTTTGTTTTTGCCAACCGGAAGTCTCTCGGGGCGCTGCGGGGCATCGGGGCGCTGAAGGAGGAATTCTTTGACCTGACCGGCGAGGAAATGACGGAACTCCGCGATGAAACAATGTGGGCGCTTGGATGGGCCCCCACAGACGATCAACGGGATCGTTGGGACATTGCCTTCAGCTTCGCCAAAAACATCATTCTCGACCTGATTCGGCTGAAAAACACCATTTCTCCACCAAAGGCAATCCCCGTCCCATGATCCGCAGCACCCTCCTGTTATGCTTGCTGCTTTCCGGGTGCCGCCACCGGCAGGAACGCTGCGACCTGATCCCGCAGAGAGGGCTCTATGATGAAGCCCTCCGGCAATACCACGCCGACGCCGAATACTTCGAAGCCCGCCGCGCCGCCTACCTCCTTTCCCAACCCCGCCAATGAAATTCTCCACCTTTTTTTCGCCCATAGCATCTGCATTCCGCGCCGCCGTGCTCGCCCTCTCCAAAGTGGACGGGAATCCCGGCCTTTCCGCTGACGATTTTGCCAAAGTTATCCAGTGGAGTATCGATCTCCGCTCCTCAAGCCAATCGAATTCAAATAAGGCGGCAGCCATAGCCAAAGCAATCACCGCCGCTTTCGGCACCAAAATCGCGGCTTGGCCATGGGTATCATACGCTATCGGATGGATCGGTCATCTCGTAGCAAAACGCATTTCCCCCGAGAAAAAATGAGCATCGTCTCGCTTGCCGTAGTTTTTTTCCTGATCCAATTAAACGGGTCGCCTTGGTGTATTCAGCACCAGGGCGACCCTAACATCCAACATACAACAACTATGTCAGCTGCTGCAACCTCGATACCTGCCCTCAACTCAAAGAACAAGATCAACTTTTGGAGAAAGATAGACCGAAATGGACCATTGGTTGATGGTCAAACAGAACAATGCTGGCTATGGCTTGGCAGTAAGAATGCGAAGGGCTACGGTCTTTTTGGCGTCGGGGGAAAAATCTACTCGGCGCACCGGATCGCGTTTAGTGTTGCAAGCGGCGTCTTCTCAGAGGAAAAGAGCCACTGCCTGCACCGCTGCGATAACCCGTCTTGCGTAAATCCAGCCCACCTTTTTGCTGGATCAAACCAAGACAACCAAGATGACATGATCGCCAAGGGGCGCGCCAAGAAAGCGATAGGGGACGCAAACGGAGCGAGACGCCATCCGGAAAAACTTGCTCGCGGTGACGCCAACGGAGCACGCTTGCACCCCGAGAGGTTGGCGCATGGCGAAAAAAACAAGTCTGCCAAGCTGTCGGACGCCCAATGTAACTATATCCGATCTTCATTTCTTCCGGCTACTGAACTCGCACTGGAACTTGGTGTAAGCGCCCACCAGATTCGCAACATTCGCTGCGGCAGATCACGGAAATTAGCTCCAAGCGAAACAAAAGTATAAAAAATGAACTTCTTCACTTGGATCGCCAACAAACTGCGCGGCACCCCCGCCTACCCCATCGCCGCCGAAGGCATCCGCCCGGCCGGCACCATGGCGATTGTCGGCCCGAAGGCGTTGGCGCTGATTCTGGAGTTTGAAGGAATGGACCAACCATGGGCGCGCCCTCCCGGTGACAGCGGCATCACCATCGGCCACGGCTTTGACCTCGGATATTGCACCGCCGCCTACCTGCAGGAGTGCTGGGGGCGTCACTTGCCCGAAAAGGACATCGCCCTACTCCGTTCGGTCATCGGGTTAAAGGGTGAGGTTGCCGAGCGACAGGAAAGCCGCATGCGGAACGTCTCGAAAATCACTGTCGCGATGGCCGACGAGGTTTTCCACCGATGCACCCTCCCCAAGTGGAAGAAAATCACATGGGACACCTACCCCGGCATGGGGGTGCTGAATGCCGAGCAACAGGGCGTTCTCGTCTCCCTCGTCTTCAACCGCGGCCAAAGCCTGACCGGTGCCCGCCGCTCCGAAATGCTGCAAATTGCCCGCATCCTCAAGGATCCAAATATCGGCACCAAGCAACGAGGCCCGCGCATCGCCGCAGAGATTCGTTCCATGAAACGGCTCTGGCCCGGAATCTCCGGACTCCGCCGCCGCCGCGATGCCGAAGCCGCCCTCATGGAAGCCGCATAATTGCCGCACTTTACCGCCGGGCCGAATCCCGTAATCTCCGCTCACCATGGCCATTCTCCCAAAACCACGCCGCGCCGATGCCGGAGGCGGCATGACTCCCCTTCCAATGCGTGCCCCGCAGGGCGTTGGTTCCGCCGTCGCGGCTGACTTGCCGTCCTCCCGCCGAAACGTCGCTACAGCGAACATGGCGAAGCCCATGGACCAACTGCGGAGCGAAGCCTACGGCGGCACCGGCTTCCAAGGCCCGCTACCCTCGCCGCGCCGACCGCAGTCCCCGGCCACCATGGCGCAGAACACCCCCGGCGCCGCCCGCGGCTTCAATGACCCGGTGCAGAATCAACTCGGCACCATGGCGTTCCGGAACCTCCAGCCACGTCGGCCAGCCGATGGCGCACCTCAGACCCCAGGCGGCGGCGACACGATGCAGTCCTACGCTGGTTTGGCTCCTTACGTGGACGAACAGACCGGAGGCTCGCCCCGGCGTCTCTCTGGCTTCCGCGGTCGCCGTGCCGGTGCCCGGTTTACGGAGGGTCCATCCAAAGGCAAAACAGCTGACCAGGCGGTGCTCGCCGCGCGCGAAAGCTATGCCAAGCTCTCCCCAGAGGAAAAGGCCCGATATGAATCCAAAGCAAGAATGGAAGATATCTCAAGCCCCGTCCCCGCACCGCCAGCGCCCTCGCTCCCGCCGCCGACTCCATCCTCCTCCTCCGCCATGTCCATTGATGGCGCGGAATTGATCCCGATCCAGCCCGGCATTCAGCCAAAGACGCCTTCGGACAACGTGGTGTTCCCAAAACCTCGCAGAAAAGGCGCGCCCTATCCCGGTGGTCGTGAGTGGGAAGAGGATTACTGAGGCGCGGGCCGGAATTGCACCTGATAATTCCGGCCCGCCTTCGCGGCCTGACCGGCGCTCACTACGTTGCCTCTCTTCAAAAATTGGACCCAGAGGAAGGAATTGCACCTTCACGGAGAGCTTATGAGGCTCTTGATCTACTGTTAATCTACTCTGGAATGGTGCCGGGAATCGGATGGCGTTGGCAATCGCAAAGCGGCCCCGTTTCATCCAACTCCCGGCGTAAAAATCGCGTGAACTACCATTATTCTATCCGGGAAACCCCGGAGTTGGAATCGAACCAACACCCCACGATTGTGAGGGATACTTCCACACTCCGCCGTTTTGTCCACTCCCGAATTTTACATTCCCCGTCCCCTCGTTTAAAAACGCCGAACCGCCATGTCCCTACCACGCCGCAGGATCCTATCGCCCGTGTCCCGAATCCCCGGCCTTGCGCCACTGTCCGCAGTTGACCCGCGGCAACTGATGAGCAGCGGACTCCGCGATGGCATGCAGGAGCAGGAACGCGCCTACGAGCAACAGGACATTCTCGCGGAACGCCAAGCCATCGCCGCAGAACGCGAGCAAATCGCCGCCGAACGCGCCGCCGGCGTTGCGCAGCGCGCGGCCGACCGCCAGGCCACCACGACGCAGAACTTCGCCAAGACCCTCGAATTCGATGCCCAGGCCATCCAGCACCGGACAAATCCGGTGACGAAAACCGTGGAAGCCGTCAACGACCCCCTGACCGGCCAGCCAAACGCCCGCGACCTGAAGGGGCCGGTCGAATACGACCCCACCGGCCGGGCCGTGCAGACCATCCGGAAAGACGGGGTTTTCAAAGTGGAGGACTTGGACAAAGACGCCGAGATTGGCCGAAACCCCGACGACAAAAACGACCCGAACATCTACGTCAAAAACAAGGCCAGGCCATGGAGTGCCTTCGCGCCAAACGATGCCTTGGTGCATCCCGACACCCGTATCCAGAACGAGGCAGCGAAAACCCTGATGCGGGAGGATGCGGACAAGCTCACGACCGAGGAAAAGACGTTGCGCGCGGAACTCTCTCATCCGGATTACGATGGAGTGACCCAAGCGAAGATCGATGAAGCACAGAAGCGCAAAGCCGGCGGGTATTCGACCCCCGAATACGACGCCGTTCTCTCCAAAGCCGAAACGATCCGGCAGAAAAAGGAGCGGCTTTCACAAATCGGCATCGAGCAGGCCACGCAAGGCACCATGACTGCCGAGGAGTTCGCTGCCAAGCGCCTCGCCAGCATGGACCCCGCCGCCGTGAACGCGCCGCGGCAGAAGCTGCTTGAAGCCCAGCGGGCCGGCATCACCGCCATCAAAACCAAGCTCGACGCCGAGGACGCCCAATACGCCGCCGATTACGAAGCCTTCCTGCCGCGGACCAAGAACTTCCTTCCCCAGGACGCGCCCGCCATCCGGGAGCAGATGGGCCAGATGACGCTCCGGAAACAGATGATCGACGCCAAACGCCGTTCATTGGAGGAGGACGTCGCAAAGCACGACGCCTTCATCAAATCCCTGAATGAACAAGCCGCGACCCGGCAAGCCGCCACTGTCGCCGCTTCCGCTGTGGGCGCACCGCAGACCGATAAAAAGTCCCCCGGCAAAGCTCCCGAGTCCGTCCCGTTCGAAAAAGCCCTCACGGAAGCAAAGGCCGGCACGCTTCCATGGAGCAAAATCATGGAGGGCGAGAAAGCCCGGCTCGACATGCTCCGAACCGATGGATCCGCGCCCGAAACCGTCAAAGCCATGGACCGGGCCGTGCGGGTGCTGTCCAGCATGGACCCCGCAAACGGCGAGGATGAGCAAGGCATCATCCAGGCACAGAAGATGTTCGGTGCCGAAGTCGCCAAAGCCGCCGAGAAGGATGCCGCCACCCAAGAGGCGAACCGGGCCAAGGCCGCCGCCGCTTACGCGAATGTCATCGCTCCCCGGGATGAAATGGACTCGCTGCCGGACGAAGAGCAATTCCGCCTGTCCCAAGAGCACCAAAAAGCGAATTTCCTCGGGAAACACGAAGACGCCCCGGCATTCTATTCGAAGGAATTCGGCTCCCTCAACGTGAACCCGCGTCTGGTCTTCAAGCCCGACGAATACACTGCGGCCGTGGAAGCCTCCGATGCCCCGCCGCTCGCCAAGGAAAAGGCCATGCAGGCGCTTCCCCTCATGCAACAGGAAGCCGCCAAACCCGTCTTCCAAGCCTTCAACGAAAACCCCGTCATCGCGGAAGCCTTCTATGCCTCGAAGGCGAAGACCGCGAAACGCCTTGGTGCCCCGGGTATCTCGACCGCCAGCCACCCGCAGGAGCAGGCGGAAGCCGTCGCAGACTTCATGGCATCCCCTGATTTCTCCCCGAACTGGAATCAAATCGTGCTGGGAGTTTCCCGCGGACTCTCCGGACTCCGGCAGTCGGTCGCCGGTGTCGGTTCATTCTTTGGGTCCGATGCCGCTCAACGATCCGGCGAGAAGGAAATCGAAGCGCAGCAACGTGAAGGCGCGGCGGCGGCGGCGGGCGGTGGCAGCGAACTCCTTGGAAGCCTCGCCAGTGGTGCCACGTCCCTTGTTCCATCCATCGGGGTCGGTATCGTCACCGGGGGGGCCGGGTTCGGCGCTCAGGGCGCGCTGGCAGCATCCGCCGCCGCCGCCGGGGCGCAGAGTGGCGGTGCCACCATGATCGAAGCCAAAAAGGCCGGAATGGGGGAAATGCAGTCCCGCCTTACCGCCCTGGCATCTGGCGCCATCACGGCCGGCCTGACGCGCGCGGGCGGAACCACCGGTGCAGAAGCGGTGCTCTCGAAACTCTTCGCCCCCGGCAAGGAGGCAACTCTTTCCGTCGTCAAGCCCGCGCTCGTAAAAGCGATCGTCGAAAAGGTCAAGGGTTACGCCGTCGAGGGCGCAAAGGAAGTCCTGGAGGAGGTTCCCGACCAACTCTTCCAGAACGTGCTCGCCGGGGCGACCTACAAGCCCGGCCAGGACAGCGCCGAAGGGCTTGTCGATACCGCCATCGTCTCCTTCCTGTTGGGTGGTGGCGTGAATGCGGCGACCGACGTTGCCGGCGGCGTAAAAGCAAAGTTCAATGCCGAGAAGGAAATCAAATCCGCCACGGTCCGCCGGGAACTCGGTCAGCAAATCGCCGCCCAGCACTCCCCCGCCATCATCACGGAAACCCTTGCCGGTTCGCCCATGGAGGAGCGCACCCCGGAAGTCCTTTCGAAAATCGCGGAATTTGATGCCCGGATCGTGGACGGACAGGAACAACTCGCTGGCGCAAAGTCGAAGGCGCAGACCCTCTACAGCAACAACCAGCTCGCGCAGGCATATGGCCAGCGGGAGGAATACATTGCCGGGATCCGCTCCGAACTGCGGGATTCTTTCGTGTCCGCCGCCGAGGAGGAAATCGACACCGCAGAGCCGCCGCCCATTACTGACGCCAACGGACTCGAAACACCCGGGGACGCCGCCGGCTTCGAGCAGGACAAGGCCCGGGCGAAAGCGTTGGTCGCCATCGCATCCGGAAAGGTGGATTCTCTCGACAATGCCGCCCTAGCGCTCGTTGGACTTTCCCGCGGCCCCGGCGGCGAACTGAAGGCCGGCGGCAAAGCAGACTCCCCGGACGGCACCGCGCGTGTGACCATCGAGAACGGCGAACTGGTGATCGGCCAAAGCACCATCGACCGAATGACGGAGCTTTTCCCCGCGACTGCACCGCTCATCGGACAGTCGGAGGCAGAGCGCCGCGCGGCCGTCATTGCCAATGTCACCGCCACCGAAGCCGCGCGGCAGCCGCAAGAACCCGGTGGTGCTGAAACCAGCACCAAAATCGCTGAATCCACGCAACCACAAGAAAAACCGGTGGGGCCGAAACCCGGCCAGGACGCTACTTTCGAGGTGGAAATTGACGACGTTGCCGACGCGGTGACTATCGCCGCCGCCACCCGCGAGGATGCCGAAGTCGCGGCCATGCGCCAGTATCCCGGGAAGATGATCCGGAGCGTTAACGCGGTCGCGCCCGTCACCGGCAAAATGAGTCCAGCGCCCGCCGATAAAATCACAAAAGCCCCCGAAGTGATTCCAACTGGTAAGTATTCCTTACAAGTTGCCCCGAAGGAAGCTGTCAAACCTGCACCGCCTACGGGTATTTCCCCCGCCAGCATCGCCAAGGCCATCACATCCGCCTCCGGCCGACGGCCCTCCAAAAAGGAAGCCGTCCGATACCAAGCCGTCGCTAAGGCGCTCTCCAAAGAGGCAACCCGCTGGCAGGCGGCGTTCCCCGGTGGCTTCACGACAACGCAGAATTCCGGCTCAGGCGGCGTTCAGGTCGATTCCGGCACCGCCACGCCATCGCTCCGGCTGGACTTCAAGGCCTTGGCGGAATCCGTCGATGCGCTCGGAAGCAACTCGCTCCAGTGGGTCGAGCGCGCCATTCAGGAGGAAGTCATTCATTCCGTTGCCGTCCAGATGGAATCCCGCGGGGAAATCAACATGACGGAGCTTTTCGACGCCCTGCCGGCAGAGACGCAGGCCCAGGTGCGCGCCGCCTACCCGTCGAGCAACAAATCGCTAAATCTCGGGCACGAATTCTTCCGGATGGTGGTGCAGCAACGCCTCTCCGGCCGGAAGCCGAAGAAAGGCCGTCCGGTCCTGACTGAGCAGACAATGCCGGCCGCTGTGCTGGCAAAGCTGTCCGCCGCTCTTGAAAAGCTCCTGACCTACTTCCGCGACCTCGCCGCCACCCTCAAGAAACAGAAGGCCAGCCCCGACACCATCGCCCGCGTCACCGCCGCCGCGGATATGCTGGAAGCCGGAGTTCGTGCCCTTTCCGCAGAGGGCAGCACGAGGGCAGTAGAGGGCAGTAGGGCACCAAAGAAGAAACGGACCGAAAAAGCCCGGTTCCGTCTCGACCCCGAAAACTCCCCCGTCGTCACCGCGCTCGTGGAAGCCGGCATCAGTCCCCGCAACCCCGCCGCGCGCCTCGCGGCGATGCGGAAGAAGAATGGCGGACGCCTTTCCGAGAAAGACCGCGCCGTCCTCCGGAACCTCGGGGAATGGGACAACGTGCCCCGGCAGTCTGACTGGCAGGGCCGTCCCATCGCCCAGGACGCCATCCGCCGCATGGTGAACCAGTCCAACACCAACAGCCCCGACCAAGCACTTCAGCAGGCCGCGGAGACGCTTGGCGAGGATCCAAAGGATTTCTACGGCCGGCAGGTATGGGACCGCGTGACCGCCGAACTCATGGCCCTCGATGAGGCACCCGGGAAGGTGGATGCCGCCGACGAACGAGCCGACGCACAGGAGCGACAGGCCGTGGAGTTTTACGCCGCCGTCGAGAACGGCCGCGTGAAGGTGAATGCCCGCGACCTCGAAGTCGGGGAAACGCTCATCATCGAAGGCGACCGCGTTGTTGTTCAATCCCTCGAAACCGGGCCGGACGGGAAGCTGCAGGGCATCACCTTGAAGGACGGGACGCGCTTTGGAGTGCAGGAAATCGACCCCTCGACGGTTCTTTTCGTGGAGGACTACGCGCCGAACGATCCAGATTGGAGTGTTGTTGAGCAAAATCAGCCAGAAATGAGCGACAACGCCGGTAGTGGTGAACCGGTTGTCACCAACACCCCCGAATCCCTCGCCGGCGAAAAGATCGACAAGGAGTGGACCGCCTTCGCGGAAGACTCCCGCTCCCTCGGTATTCCCCGCGAGCAGATGCCGCAGATCAAAACCGAGCACCGCGGCGCACTCGCCAACTTCCTCCGGGCCGGCGGCATCGAATTCACGCGGGAAACCGCCCTCCCGGGCTCCCTGCACCCCACGCAGGCCGAATACTCGCCCGCCAAGGTCAAACAGGCGCGCGAGTGGGTCGGCGAAAGCAACAGGGCCATCTTGGTATCCTCCGACGACCATGTGCTCGACGGACACCACCAGTGGCTTGCCGCCATGCAGGAAACGCCGGGCGAACCCATGGACGTCATCCGTCTGGATGCGCCGATCCGTGAACTCCTCGAAGCCGTGGCACAGTTCCCGAGCGCTGGCATGGAAGCCGCGCCCGCACCCGCCGGCGTCGTCTCCGCGGACGGCCAGCAGGACTTCCTTGCCGGTGCCCAAGACGAACCCTTCAATCTGGCCGCTGAAAGCGAAGCCCAGCGCCTGGCCCGCGAGGCCCGGGAACTTGCTGGAGCGAACGCCGCGCGCGCCCGTGAAGTCGATGCCGCCCGGAAGGCCGCCGAGCAGGCGACGCCGGAACTGCCATTGTCCGACACGCCTTCCATTCAGTCTCAGCCGGTCATTTCTCCGCTGACGAATGAAGAGCGCCAAGCTGTGCTTTCTGTCAGGCCGCAACCGTCCATTGGAGGAAAAGGCCCAACGCCTAAAAATGTCTTTCGTGGAGAATCCAACAAATCTGGCTCGAATTCCTACACCTACGGGAAGGGGCGCTACACCACCACGGACCGCGCCCAAGCCGCTCAATTTGGGGAAGTTAAGATTCTTCCTTCCGCTGGAAACCTGCCGGAAAACCCACTTTATTTCCCTACAGAAAACGCTTTCGAAACTTTCATGGGATACGTGATGTTCGAAGCAGTCAAAGCACGCCGGGCGTCCGATTTCAATGCGCGGTTTGGCCCTGATACTGGCGAGTTTCTGAAGTCCATTTACCCAGACGCCGACGGTATTCAAATCGGGACCGGGAAGGGTTCTTTTTATGTCCGTTGGCCGGCGAGTGAATCGCTACAGGCTCAGTCCCCCGCCGCCTTGGCCGCCGCCACTCTTTCGCCCGACGGCTTCTACAGCGCCGCCGTAAAGATGCTCGAAGCGAAGATGCCGGCCCGCGCCTCCAAGGAGCAGGTCAAAGCACTTCTCGCGAACGTGAAGGCCGACGAACTCAAATGGTCCGGCGTTGTCCCGTGGCTCGACTTCCAAGGAGGCACCGTCACGAAGGAGGCCGTGCTCAATTTCATGCGGAATGAGGGGCGCGTGCAGTTTGAGGAGGTAGTGAACGGTCCAGAAACGATGGTTTTCACCGAAGGATTCCCCACAAAAGAGGAGTTGGTGGAGCAGGCCAGCGGGGACCGTGAATTAATGAACTTCCAGAACGAACTCCGCCCAAACCTGCGGTTCGTGGAGAGAAATGGCCTCTGGAATATCGCAGACAGCAGCTCGGAGTCCGATGCCCGCCAATACGCCCAATACCAGCTTCCCGGGGGTGAAAACTACCGCGAGATCGTGCTCTCCATGCCTCCAAAACGCACCGAAGACCAGAAAAAGACCCCCCGCCAACTGGCGAAGGAAATGTTTGGCGTGGACAGTATCTATGATCTAACCGAAGACCAGCAACGCCAACTGATGGCCCGGAATGAAGTTGTTGATCGCCCCTACACTTCACCCCACTTCACCGACGTTCCAAATTACGTCGCTCACTTGCGCACCAACGAACGAAAGGATTCGTCAGGCTCCCCGGGCTTGTTCATAGAAGAAATCCAGTCGGACCGCGGACAACAGATTCGCAAGGAATCAGGCACCATCCATGAAGGGAAGACGCCTTCTATGCCATTCGAGAAAACATGGCCGCTTCAAATGTTCAAGCGCGCCCTCCGTGATGCCGTCGCCGCAGGGAGTCCATCATGGAAAGACGCCACCAAGCCAGACAGCATCGGGAAACTTAGCGATGACCTCTTGGGGGCTAAATATCCGTCCCGCTCGACGCTCGGCCCAGTGGAGGCTGGCGTGCTCCGACTGGCCGGGAAACACGATCAAGTTCGCCGGGCTATTGTTGCGGCGGTCCCTGTCGATGTGGTGCGTTACCTTGCCGACCATAAACTTAGCCCCGAGCAGTTGATTGGCGGCTCTGATGTGGTCTGGAATACGCTCCCCGTCGATGGCCGTCCTGACGTAGCTAACGGGGTCATCGACGCGCTTGTGAAGACCTCCGCACGCCTTGGAGCAGCACTGAACACGGCCCTTTCTGGACGGAGCGATAAAGAAATTCTTCCCACACTGAAGGCAAGTGCTCTCACTGCCCGTGAAGTTGTGGGGCTTCTTGCCCCGGTTGGCATCGCCAATTTTGTCAGCGACCAAGGGGGCGTTAAACCGGTTGCTACAGGTGCTGGTGCAGAACTTGGCTCCCTTGTTTTTGGGTTGGAAAACAACGCCACAGGCCACGCAAGGAACGGGTCCGCCAGCACGGGTCAGCATCCCCGATCGGGTCTTGCAGGAACCGCTACAGAAGGTTTTACGGGGACCGCCAAGGAACCAGCATCCACAGAACTTGCACGTCTTTTGAATGTCCATGCAGGCATAGTAAATGGTAATGCAGGCGATTCAAGTTTTATCCCTTCTATGTCGTGGATTGGATGGACCACGGGCACCACTCAGGCCGACCGATTCGACCTGTCGAAGCAGGTTTCCCGAGTGGAATACTACCCATCCAACCAAGAGCTTCGCGCCTATGGGCTTGATGGAAGCCCGGTTCTTTCTGAAACGGTCGCCCCCGAAAAGATTGAGGATTACATCGGAAAAGAAGTGGCAAAAAAACTGATTGAGAAGCAGCCGGAAAGTCTTACACGGGGACGGCAGGCTCACGTTTTGTCCGGCGATGGATTGGCAATGGTTGGCGGCGAGGGCATGAAGGGATTCTACGATAACATCCTCCCGAAAGAAGTCGCTAAATACGTGAAGCAGTGGGGGGGGCGGGTCGAGCAGGACTTAGGAAAAGGTCCATCTGCGGAATTTACAGCCGCAGTGGCTGAAGCTGATCGAACCAGGATGGAATATGGGATTACGGATCCTCGCCACCAAGCCGCATACGCAGCTATCCCGGCGGATTCAGGGGTTCCAGCCACGGGTATTCCAATGTGGAAAGTCCAAATCACCCCGGAAATGGCATCGACTGTCGCTGAAGTCGGCCAGCCTCTTTACGCCCAATCCCCGAAACGTCTGCTCGAACAACTCGGAGTCGATACCGCCGAAATCGACGCCCGCACCGCCCAGGCCGGTTTCGAGCAGTCCGGGAACCGCACCATCATCGACCCCGAACGCGCCCTCGGGGCGGGAACCGGTGCCGGCGGGGTAGGCGATGACGTCATCATGGCCACGTCCGACCTTTATGCCGAGGAAGTGACCGCGGAAACGGTCGAGCAGTGGAACGCGGCCGCCGTCGAAATGCTCTCCCGCGACTACGAAGGCACCTTCCGCGCCGTCACCTCCGTCGGCCGCCGCGGTGGCATCCTGTCCCCCGAGCAGACCCGGGCCGCGCAGATGATGACCGAGTTCGAAGCCCGGCAACCCATGGACCAAAAGCAGATGCAGCGGATGCAGTTGCTCGTGTGGTCCAACCGCCTCGCCGGCACGGAAGCCGCCCGTTCCCTCCGCGCCAGGGTCGATCCCTTCAAAACCCGGCAGGAACGCCACCGGGAAGCCGTAGCGAAAGGCATCTTCATGCCACCCCCGGAAGTACGCGCCGAACTCGAAACAGCACAGACGCCGGAGGAGCGCACCGCCATCATCGCCAAAGACGGCAAGCGCATCAAAGCCATCAAGGATGCCCTCGCCAAGATGGGGCTTACCATCGACGACGTTCTCGCCGGCGACCGCATGCTGGTGGCTCGCCGCCGGGATATTGTCGGCTCCTTCCTGAAAGGGCAGCTTGCGGACAAGGAAGTCGCGGCCGCAGTCGATGCACTCGACGGCACCGCCACCTTCCAGACCATTGCCGACAAGCATGGACTGTCCGAAGGGGCTGCGGCATCCGCCTTCGAAAAGGCCCGCGCCAAATTCCGCGAGGAGCTTCGGCGCCGCGTCAACATCGCGGCCGCCGCCAAGGGACAGACCGGAGTCCTCAACAGCCAAGCCATTACTCCTGACCCATGGGTCGAATTCGATTTCGGAGGCATCGCCGACCTCTCCCCGGTCGAGCAGGAACTCGCGTTGGACCGCATCATGCAACGCGTCGGCTTCTTCCCCAAATCCCAACAGGGCAAGCGGAAGGTCGTGACCCGGAAGCCCGTCCCGCCCGCCGCCGGGGGAATGTCCCTCGACGATTATGTTCGGATGCCGATGCCTCGCGACATCCGCGGGGAGCAGCCGCTACTTCCCGGGCCCTTGCTACAGCCCGGCCGGCCGGTGGAAATGTCCGTCGTCGTGGGGGCCGACCTCGCGGACGTGAACGACGTTTACCGTCTAATGCGCATCCAGCAGGCCGCCGGGGCCGGGGCGTTCGACATGCTTCGCGAATACTGGATCAACAACCTCCTCTCCGGCCCGGTTACGCAGTTCAAGAACGCCACCAGCAACTTGCTCTTCGGAGGATGGAACCTATTCGCATCCCGCGGCATGGAAGCCATGCTCAACGTCGTCGCCCAAAACGATAAATCTGCCTCCATGGGTGAGTTCGGGGCTATCATGAAGGCCCTTGGGCCGGCATGGGAACGGGGAATCAAACTCGCGGCGCTTTCATGGGACACCGAAGCCGACCACTTTGCCCACAAAGTTCTCAACGAGCAGCTTTCGTTGATCGATACCGGTCCGGTCGGCGAATACCGGAAGATTGCAATCGGTGGCACCAAAGGCCGCATCGTCCGGATGCCGGGTCGCATGCTGATGGCAGCGGACGGCTTCTTCAAAGGTTTGTTCGGCACCATGGAGGCGGGCGCGCACGCTTACCGCATCACCAAAGCAGAAGGGCTCACCCCCGGCTCCCAAGCTTTCAATGAACGCATGGAACGACTTTTGATCGTGCCCGGTTCCCCCGCGTGGATAGCAGCCGTCCGTCAGGCGGAAACCAACACCTTCCAGAACAAACTCGACCCATCGCAAAACCCCATCGATGCCGTGCCGCAAATGATCGTGTCCGCAGGTCAGTCCAAACACCTCGCGATCCGGCTCCTCGCCACCGTGCTCTTCCCTTTCACCAAGACGCCCTACAACGTCTATCGGGAAGGCATCCGCCGCTCCCCGCTGGGTGCCGTGGTGCTGGGTGCCCAAATGGCGAAAGCCGGCTGGGTCAAACTCCAGGGCGGGAAGGTTGCCCCCACAGTGCCGCCCGCACTTATCCGCGGCCTGGCCGAGCAGCTTTTCGCATGGACCGGCACCGCTCTTCTGATGTCCGCCATCGAGGGCGACGACGACGATTACGAGAAAGGCTTCCTCATCACCGGTTCCGCCCCCAAGGAGAAGGGCGCACGCGAACTGCAGGAGCGCGCGTTTGGTGGACCGTATGTCGTGAAGATCGGCCGCACCGTCATCCCCTACGGCGGCATCGAGCCTATCGCGACCGTGCTCGGCACCGTAGCTGATTTCGTCCGCTCCGGCAAAACGGACGGCACCCCCCAAGAGAAGATGAATGCCGTCTTCCATTCGGTGAAGCGCGGGGCACTCGACAAGACGTTCCTGTCCGGCCTGAAATCCATGTCCGACCTCCTCGGCATGGACGAGACAAGCGGCGGGCCCACGATGGCCGAGAAGGCCCGTCGCTTCGCCTTGCAGGGAATCGTCCCGAACATCATCCGTCAGCCGCTCAGAAACAGCGATTCCCGCGTGCCTGACGGCGCTTCGAGCGAGTGGATGTATGATGCGGTGCCGATGCCCGATTGGACCACAGGGCGCGTTAATCCGGGCTCCGGCGAGGAGAAGCAGAAAACCGGAAATGCCGTGTCCCGCCTCCTCATTCCCTCCGCCATTCAGCCCGAGGAGTCAGTTCATCCCGTGGACCGTGCCTTGCTGGCTTGGAACCGGGCGAATCCCGCGGACTCGTGGGCACCGCAGGGCGCCAGTAAGACGCTGGAAATCGGCGAACAACGCATCGAATTGAACGCGCAGGCACTCCGGTTCCTGAATGTCAGAGCCGGGACACTCGCGCGGAAGATGCTGGCGGGGGAGCCGTTGAAGGGTGACCAGGAGAGTCTGGACCGGATCAAAGACGCCTATTCGGATGCACGGAAGCAGGCACGCGACGAGCTTAAGGCCCGGCCACTTGATCAGATTGGGACGGTGAAACAGTAGTCTGGCTGTTCCAAATACGTTTGATTTCAGATGCGACCAAAGGGTCTTTTCCCACGTCTTCGGAAGTTCTGCCAGAGCAGTCAATGGACGGCCCTTTGTGGCCGCAATCTTCGCAAACCATAAAACACGGCCCCTCCAATGGAGTGTTTCCGTCTTTGATGGATCGCGCCCACTTGCCAAGGATTTGCCTCGCTCCATCAGTTGCCAAAATCGGCTCCTTCATTTGGATGGGCATCCTGTAGTGCATATTGAACGCGCCGCAGGAAGGACACGGCTTCATTTCAATTCCATGGATGAATTTTGCGGTCTGAGCGGTGCGTTTCATGACTGATGATTCCTGTTTTCCCGCGCCGCCACGATGGCGAGCGCACGGATGCCGGGCGGCACTTGGTAGATGGTGATGAGAATCCCGCGCTCGATGACGAATAGGTGCCCATCGTGGATGCAACTCTCCCGCATGGCGTCAGGGTTGTAATCCAGCTTCCGGTCGAAATAAAGGCACAAGTCTTTACCCATAAACGCGCGTGTAGCGCCCCGGGAATGGATTTTGCCCATGAGCCTCGCCAATTGCCGTTCCGATAGCCGTAGGCGCTCCGCAGCGCGGGCAACGGCGTGCCGGGTGAGGATGATCGGGAGCACGGACATCGCTCAGTAGAATTTCGCGAGTTTCTTTTCGAGCTTCGCCTGCCGGCGGTGCAGTTCGGCCACGTTGACCTCCCATGGATCCGCGTAGGGTGCCCACGCGATTTCGTTGAGCACTTGGATCAACTTTTTCAGCATCCGGACCCGCCGCCAGCTTTGGAATCTCTCGTAAAGTTTCTTCATGGTAGTTCCAGTTTCGCGATGTTCTCCTTCCGGAGTTTTTCAAAAAGTGTCATCCTCCGCAAGACGAATGCCGCCCACTTCTCCGGCGGATACCACAATTTATAGACCGGGCAGTTCAGCCCGCGGGCAATCGCGAGGTGGTAGCAGCTGTCCTTCGGCTTCCCGGCCTCCACGGCCTGGACGGCATGAACGCTGGTTTTCGCCAAGGCAGCCAGCTCCGGCTGGGTCATGTTCAGCGCATTGCGGATCCACCGGATGCGTTGACCGAGCTCGCGGACTTGCGCGATGGTGTCGGGGTCTTTCCATTCCACGACGTCGGCCCGGGCTTTGGCACCGGGCTTCTCTCGGAGACGGCCGCACGCCTCCGGTCGGGAAGGGGACGAGGAGGGCGGCGTGGTATCCTGGATCATGCGCGGTAGGTGGAGTCAGTCGGTTGCTGCCGGGCCATCCGGTTGACACCGGGGTTCGGCATGATGGTTCCGCCGGAGAGGGTTTGGATACCGATGGCGGTTTGTAAAACTTGGTCGTCGTGGTGCCCGCGCATCGCGACTTCCTTTCCCTTTTTGTCCACGATCATCGTCATCATTTCCTTCAGGGTCGGGACGTCCAGAATATCGATACCGCCGCCTTCGTTTTTCCATGTCAGCACCGCGCGTTTCACGTTTTCGATGATCGGTTTCCGGGTCTTTTCCGTAGTGAGCCATCCGTAGATTTTGGTCGTCGTCTCCACCGTGCGGTTGAATTGTTCGCGGATGTAAAGATTTGCCCGAGGACGCAGCTTCAAAAGCTCGATGAAGCCCGGGTCTTTGTTCTCCTCAACGACTATCTGGCACCACCCGTAGTAAGCGGCCGCCATGGCAACCCGATCCTCAGCCAGCGCCACGGACCATTTGCACGCCGCTTTCTCATGGTTCAGCCGCTTCTCGGCGAGGAAGTCCGTGACGCGCGCAACCATTTTCGGCGCCCACCACTTCCCCCAATTGTCAAAATACCCTTCCCTCCAGACGCCGATGGAATGGTTATCAGGGTCGCCGCCTTCCGCCTGTCCGCTGGCAGGATCAACGGACAGCGAATACCGCAATCCCGGCTTTGGCTCCTCCCATATTTTGATCCATGCGTCGTCATCGCTGGCCGGCTGCATACTGGCAATGCGCTGATGCGGATCCGCCCATTTCAGGACCTTCGGATGGAGCCCCATCTGCCCTTCGGCCTCCGCCCTTTTGATCTTTTCGTTGAGTTGAACTAGAGGGAAACACCGGCGTCCTGACAACAAAAAGCATCGTTCCGGGTCTGAGGCGAATTCTTGCTCGAATTTCTCCTCGTCTCCGTTGAAGTCGGGGGAGGCGATTACCATCCGCCGCCACCGGAGTTGACCGGTTGTGATGTGCGGGAATTGCGCCCTCAGTTCCAGTTCCCTCTCGGTCAGGGATGATTCGACATCTTCGATTTCCGATTCCGTCATCTGGCGTTCCCAGACTTGCTCAATGTGATACTCCGGATGCTCGTGCCATGCATAAAAAACCCGCACAAAACCGTTCCAATCACTCGGCACGCGGCCGGCCTTCATGTCTTCGAAGCTGACGGCCTTCTGGTAGGTGTCGTAGTAGATTCCGCCCACGCCGTTCGGGGTGGATTCCACGATAATCATGGAGTTTTTGCCCTTGGGAACGCACGTCAGGAGCGCGGAAAACACGGCCTTGGCACTGACGCCTGGAGTTTCCAGCCAGTGGGCAGTCTCAGTCGCGAGGACTGCGCGCAACGTGCCTGAGGCCCCGGCCCGGTTCGAGTTCGCTGATTCCGTGGTCAGTTCCGATCCGTTCGAGAACTTCCGGGAGGGTTTGTCATAGGTGCTGCCCCATGCGAATTCATCGGCGGCCGCATACCGGTTGAACATCGCCTCAAGGTTCTTGACTGACCGCTCGTAGGTGTCCCCGATGATGCAGACCTTGCTTCGACCAAAGCGCCTGGCGAAGTGGTATAGGGCGGCGACCGACCATGTGGAGCTCCCTTGCTGGCGTCCCTTCAGGGTGACGATGCGGCAGGGTTTGTTGTTGGCGTTGCACCATGCAAGGATTTCGTCCAACTCCTCCTGCATCTGGTTCATCTGGAGGGCGGCGTCCTTTGCGTAGCCGGTGATGTTCCCTTCCTTGTCCCAAATCACGCCCCACGACTCGAACCAAGCTCCGGGGTATTTGCGCCACACGTCTTGAAAGCTCTGCACCGGGATGGCTCCCATCGCGTCGGCGGTGGCGTCGCCATAAGGCGCTGTGGACTGCGTTTCCTGAACGTCCTTCGCAAGTGACGTGCTCGGCCCCATGGCGCGCGTCTTGGTGATCGTCACTGATGGCGGGGCCGGGGCGGGCACCGGTGCAGTCGCCGCCGGCACCGCGGCCTTTCGCCGCTGGAAGGAGACGCGCTTTTTGCCTATGCTGGTCGGGGACATTATGCGTCGTGGGTCGTATCGAAAAAGTGAGTTCCAAAAGAGCCGATGCACGCCATGTTTGAAAGCAGCCTCACTGTGTTATCCTGAATTATGTCAAAAACTTGGAACGTCCCACTCGCCGAGCAAAGCCCTGCCTTCCAATGAATCTCGATGGAGCATTGCCCTTTGATGGGCCACAAAATCCTGATCGTTGACCACCATTCGCCCCCCGGTCCTGTTCCACTGTGCCCGATAAGGATAGAACGGCGGTTTTTGGTGCGACCATCCATTTTCGCTCCGTGCATTTTAACCGCCTCGCACAGCGCGTTAGCCCATTCATCTTCCAATGGAGACGGCGGCAGACTCATCGATATGGCAAAGGGAGCAGCAGCGATGCCGGCAAGGGAGGCGAGGAAGGCTTTACGTTTCATGCGGGTGTTTTGGTTCGTGGTGGGGAATTGTGGTATCGCGGCGGGTCCGGCTGTGGCTCGTCTTCCTCGTCCTCGCCGTCATCCTCATCAGGATACCCCGATGGCGTGAAGTATGCCAGCCAGATGTAACCGGCGATTCCAAGGGAAAGACTGCCGGTGCCGAGAGTGATGAAGAAAAGGAAAGCGCACCGGCGGATGACTGCCCGGTTTTCGGAAATGAACTCTTTGGCTCGATCCAAGGACGCTTTCATGGGGCAGGTTACACGATTTATTCGGTCAGTGCTTCGATTTCACGATACTGTGACTCCGCACCTTCCCTTTCCTTCAGTATCTCCAGTGCTTCGAAGAGGAGACGCGCCGAAAGCCGGGCGTCAGCCAGCGGCTCGTGTGCGGGCAGTTCATTCTCGCGGCGCTCGTAGGTCGCCATCGGATCCATGCCGGCCGCCAGCATGAAGGATGCGATTTCGTGGATCGGGTAAGGTCCTTCCCAATTCCGATTATCGCGGTCCTCATCCACGGCCTTCTGTAAAAGCCTCGCCTCTACGGGCCAAAGGCACTCCGCCGCCATGACGATGCCGGGGTATTGCTCCTTCGCCCGCTTCCACTCATTCCAGAAAAGGGAATTCATGATGGCCGTGCCGCCGCACAGTGTGGACTGAGGGGAAATGATGACGTTTTTCTTCACCCATTCGGCGTCTCCCGCGATGCCGATCAGCGCCCGGTCCTGCGACGTGTGGTAGGCGAACTCCATCAGGCATTGGTCGAGGCCTTTCCAGACGCCGCCAGCGACCGCGAAGCCGTCTCCGTGCAGGCCAAGGGATTCGACGTCGAAAATGAAGAAGTAAGCTGGGATTTTCATGACTTGATGGACTTCCAATGCCCTGGGTTTGATGGGGTGATTCCGGACTTATTCGGGGCTTTGCCTTGATTCTTGAATTGTTCGACAGCGCCGACGCCGTAGTTCATGCGCATTGGCACCTTCTTCACCACGCGGCCGCCCATTCTGGCTTCACCATGCACGGCAAGGTTGACCAATGCCGCGCCGATAATTGCGCTTTTAACCGGCCACTCGGGATTCGGGCAATGCCGCGTGGCGTCCTCCGACGGAATGTAAACGTCCTCGCGATCTACGAAACTTCCTGCATTCTCAGGGTGATCGTTGCCGTCAGGGTAGAAGCCGCACAGCCCAAGGTTCCTCATCCAGTCGTTATCGTGAACCTCACCCGTCATCCCATAGTGAAGAGGGTGCCGCACCGGGTACTGGTAGGGGTATTCCTCTGGCTTTCCGACGTAGATGGCGCGTTTCATTTGGATTTGAAATACCAAGCCACCTCCCAAGCTGTTGTGAAGGCAAAAGCCAGCGCCCACGTTCCATCGTCGGATAGGCGGATGTTGGCTTCAGTGGCGAGGAGAAAGAGGTTCATTGACGGTTTTGTTGGGTGATGCCCGGCCCCACTATCGGGGTCGGGCGGTGCTGGTGTGTATGTTGGCCCGCACTTACCACTCTCTTCGCGGTCCGCGCAGGAAATGGCCTGCTCTGGATGGGTTCCGCTACTGCGTTGGGCCTTATGGGTGAGAAGTCGGTTTACTCTTTCGCGGGCCAGTGCCAGCAAGCCTGCTCGGACGTCGGGCTTTCCATCACTTCGGACTTCCACATGGGGCTGTCCTTGGTGGATGGGTCGTTGGGGCCGTCCGTGAGAACCTGCAGGTTCACTTTCTGCGGCTGGCCTTCCTGTTTGTCATGGACGCGGACGACGATGGCGGGGCGGACTTGGTTGTCCGGCATGGTGAAGTGGACGATGCGTCCGATGGTGGGTGTTTGGCTCATGGTGGTGTTGGGTTTGGGTGGAAAGGTTGCCCGGCTCCCACTGGTGAAGCCGGGCTTTTCGCCTTGGGGAACGGTTCCGTTGGCGTATTTGGTGGACCGGATAGGTTGCGACCCATTACCGGGAAGGAGGATTGCGGCGCCCGCAGACCCCGGCCGACACGATTACAAGTCGTGCAGTCCGGTCCAAATTGGTTACTCCTCCACCGGGGCGGGAGCGGGGAAGGCGCCGGGATACCTCTCGGCCCAGTTGAGCCAGTTTTGTGCCGTGCCGCTCGACGTGATGCCGAGCGCCTTCTTCAAGACCGTAGGTTTCGTGGTGCCGTGCTCTGCGAAGTGGGCGCGGACGACGGCTTCCAATTCCTCCGTCATGTTCTTCGGCCGGCGAGGCTGGACGCCATCACTGATGTTTCCGGGTTCGGCTTCCTCCTCAACCTCCCCGGCCCCAGGAAGCTCCAGCCACACGTCGAACGCTCGCTTCATGCCGTCCTTGGTGTCGTCCCCGCCACGCAGGTCGATTCCCTCGCGGACAAGGATCAGATGCGAGCCAGCCTCACGGATGGCATTCACGCGGTCGGCGAACTGGTCGCGGTCGTCGGCAATGTCCGCGGCCTCGTAGGCGATGACGCTCGGCCACTGGCCGAGCTTGGCAAACACCTCGGATTCGAGGTTCGTTTCGTCGAAGATGTTCCCTTCGAACTTCTGAGGGGAGCCAAAGCCGGCTTGCGCGGAGGCATTGCGGCACTGGTCTTTGCGTCCTTGGAAGGACTCGAGGGATTCGTCCTCGATGGGGCGGACGATCAGGGCGGGGTATGTGTAGTGGGACATGTGGGTTGGGTTGGTGGGTTTGGGTGGGGATTCAGGCCGGTTCGTAAGTGGCCTCGAAAATGTCGGGTTTGCAGGGGTAGCACTCGCCTTTGACCCCTTTGATGATCCAATCTTTTGGTGACACGTTCATGTCGCCTTCCAGCGTTTGAATCACCGGGTTGTCGGTATTTTTTAGCTCGGGATTATTGAGCACTCCAGGGCCGTGACCAATGAACGCCGCGATTTCAAAAAAGTTTGCTCCCGTGAACTGGATTGCTTCGACGACGACAGGCTTATTTCGGAATAGCGTCATGATGTTGGGGAATAGTTGCCGGGAAACCGCCCGGCTCGGTGGGGAAGTCGGTTACTCGACGATGGACCACTCGCGGGTATTCCAATCCGTCACAGTGTCGAGCGTGAACTCCGAACTAAACCTGTGACCTTTCTCGTTTCGAAGCGATGGGGTTTCCGTGCCATGGTCGGCGATGTGGATGAAGGTTCCCGGATCCCAAAGGTCGCACCGCACTTTCTTTCCATCTCGCAGGGCAATCATCGCCTCGTTGATGGTCATCTTTACTGCATCCGGAACCGCAGCGACTAGGTTCTCGGACTCCGATGCCCCGACAGTCAGCTTGGATGGATCGGTCCGTCGTGGAGCGCCGCATTGCTCCATGGCGGCAAGTCCGGTTGCGGTGATTTGCCGGATTTCATCAAGGGCTTGAGCATCGCCCTTGCCTGTTACCCATGCGCGACGGGCATCAGTGACCAGTTTTTCGATGATGAGAAGCCACTCGGCGACAGAGTGCTCGTGTCCAGGCCATTTCTTCGCTTGGTGCTGCCGCTCCGTCTCAATGGCTTCGAGCGCATCGGCATAGCCGGGCCGGGCTGAAATTGGATACAGATGGGTCGGCGGCGGAACCGGCAGCGCGTTGGCTTCCTTCTCAGCCTCCGGCAAAGGAAAATGATTTCGGTCAGGGTGCTTCCGGGCAAGTTCGGTCAGCGCAGCCACGGGAGTATCGCCGAACTCGGCATTCGACTCCTGCAGGTTGATGAATCCCGGCTGAACGGCGCACCATTGGTTTCCGTCTTTGAAAATACGGTAGCAGTCTTCATCGGACTCCGGCACCGCGGCTGGCGCGTCCTCGGCGACCTCCCATTTGTTGTTCCAATGCTCACGTTTGCCAACATCGAAGCAGATGCCGTCCTCTCGGACTGGCCCGAGCCCTTTGTGGTTAACGAGAAACGCGGGGGTGTTTCGCCATTCGATCATCCGCACCTTCTTCCCGTCGAGGAGCGCCTGCATGGCCTCCGGGAACGTCAGTTCCTTCGGGGTGGCTTCGGTAGCGCAGTTGCTGCACTCACCCGACCTGGCGGAGTAAACCTTTTCGCAGCGTTCACACTTCGAAAATCCGAATTCCGACAGTCCGCTCCCTGCGGGCGAAGTTTCAACACTGATCTTCAAGGCAGCGGCATCGGCTTCAAGAATCGAAAGCGCGCTCCCGATGGCCGAGCGCATGAACGACGGATCGGAGCACGCGGCTTGCAAGCCCTTCAGAACCTCGATGGACTCGGCGTGCTTCGCGTGCTTCGCGTGCGCCTTGAAGGCATCGTAAGCCGGGCTTCCGCCTGCGAGCGTGGTCTCGACTTCGATCTTCTTTTCAGCCGCGCAGGATTCGCAGTTCGGGTCTTTGCATGATTCCTCTTCCTCACCGAACTCAACCCTGTAGCCAGCCAGGAGAGATCCTGATTTGATTACTTCGGGCGTGCATCCGCGGTCCAACTGACTTCGGACCAATGCAACGGCTCGACCAACTTCCCTTTCCGCAATGCGGTTCAATGGGTGGATTTCAATCTTCTTCATATTGGTTTGACGGTTTTGGTTGACCCGGCGACCGGGCGTCCAACGCCTACACGGTGCGGCGTCCAAACGCAATTTAATTTTGGACGCGGCGTCCAAACCGTGTAGGATGCGGGCCTATGAACCGTCAAACGCGCCCAAGGCAACTGCCTCCGGTGTGGCAAGCCCGCGGGCGCGCACATCCACTGCGATGCCTGCCGGGAGAAACGCAACGCTATCGCGCGCAGCAAGTCCGCCAACCCTCACCCCATGACGAAAGCCGAATGGTCGAAGGTGGACTGGAGCTTGAGCAATAGCGCGCTGGCCGCGCAACTCGGGGTCGGATACGACTCGGTGCGGTGGCATCGGAAGCGCCGGATCCACAAATCGTGACAAATTATCAATCCGCTGTGAATGCCAAAACTTACAGACCGGTCCATCAAGGCCGACCCAATTACCTGACTCCAAAGCAGGAGGCAGACCGCTATCAGGAATGGCGGCGCCAGGTGGAATTGGACTGGCGCCGCATGTTCCCGAGAGGGAATGAAATCAGGATACACGGAGGTTGCTGCTAACGTGATTGCTGACCTGGCCGGTAAACTCCTACGGGTAAATAATACAAAACGAATCTCTCAGCCCGGAGCAAAAACGGGGAATTGTCAAATTAGTATCAGGTTGCCGGCGTCTCCCCCGCCGCCTCCGCGTCCATCCGGTCGAGCTCCCGCCGCATGTGCCGCCGCGTCGCCGGGCTCTTCTCCGCACGCGCCATCGTCTGGTCCTCGCTCTCGACCACCTTGGTAATCGTCTCCGTGCGCTGGATCGGCAATCCCTCCGTGTAGGCCAGGTAAACCCGCGCTCCAGCTTCTCTCGTGCGCCAGTCCGGCACTTCCATCACGTTTTTCCCGGTCCCCACCCACCGTGTCGCCGTCATCATGCCGCTGATGACTTTCACCGCATCCATCGGGGGAATTAGCTCCCGCATCCTGATTATTGCCGAGGCAGAGACATGCCCGACGTTCGCGATGGACTCGACGTGCTCCAGCATTTGCGCCTTCTGCTTCTCCACGGGCAGGGAAGTCGAGGGGGGCGGCACGAAGGGCTTGCTGGGCGCTTTCGGGGTCTTTTTACGGGCAGGCATCGGGGCTTTGGCATCTTCGGGTGCACGCGCGACCCGTCAAGCTCGTAGCAGAGGTCAATCTTTTTCTTTCCATCCTGCAAAAAGTGTTTGCGTTTTTGTCACGATGGGTTACTTGCTTGGCGTCGGCGTGAACCGGCATCAACCAAAACCGTCAAAATGTTATGAATCTTTTTACTGATCCTGTGAATGTTGTCCACAATGAGGCTGTGGCGGCGTGTTTGTTGGAACCTGAGTTTCAGGCGTTGTTGGAGCAGGAGAGGCGGGCGCATGAGGTTTTTATGGGGGCGACGGTGGGGATTCTGTTCCACGCGCGGGCTTGGGGAGTGGAGCACGAAAAGGTGTGGGATTACATTGCCCGGGCGGCGGAGAGGGTGTCCGCGGTGGTCAATGCAAAGGCTGCGTTGGATGCTGCAGGGTATCCATTTGGGACACCGCGGATCGAGATTCGGCCGGAACACTGGCATCTTATTGAGGCTTTGGATGCAGCCCAGGAGGCAGCAAGGGCCTGAGCCTCCCTGCCCGCCCTTCCTGTGGGAGGGTGGCAAGGGGCGCTTTGCCTCGTTAACCACAAACCAGAAGTCAAAACCATGGGATCGCGCGCAAACATCATCATCAAGCAGAACGAAGAAAAGCACCCGGCCCGCATTTGGGTTTACTCCCATTGGGATGGGGACGATTGGGCTTTGAAGCTCCAACAGGCCATGAAGGAAGGACAGGGGCGATGGGATGACGAGCAATACCTTGGCCGGTATGTCATCACTAGCATGTGCGGCCACAAAGCCGGGGAACTCAGCGGCTACGGGGTATCGACCTACCCATGCGATAACTCGTATGACATTTACGAGGTGGACGTGAAGACGCAGACGGTAACGAAGTGGCCAGCGGCCTTGGCGGATGACCCGCATGGGAAGCATAGGCCGATGTATGTGTGGAGCTTCGAGGAGTTCATCGCGGCGGAGTTGTTTCCTGTGACCGAGGACGACGATTGATTCCGCCTGTCCGGCCCGTGGGAATCTGCGGGCCGGCAAGGTGCAATCCGCGCCGATAACCAAACCGTCATTATGCAATCAGACACTACCAAAAAAGGCCCAAAACAAAGCATCGGGAAAGAAGCCGCCATCGCCCTTCACGATACCGAATGGTGGAAGGCCAAGTCCCATCGGGAAATTGCTGAGTTCCAGCTATTCACTGCTGAACTGTGCTGTCCGTTCGGGGTATTTCATGAAGCCATCGAAAAGAGCCTTGGCCGGCCGGTGTTCACTCACGAATTCGGCCTGAATTACGAGGGGATTTGTGCCGAGTTTCTTGGGGGGCAGGAAGCACCGTCCTTTGAGGAGATTCTGAACCTCATTCCCCAAGAGAAACGCCTTATCGTGAGATTGGACAACGATTCCGAATAAGCCGCACCACCACAAACCGTCAAATTTATGAGAAAATTCCACTGTGTGACTGTCAGCCGAACGACCATTGAGGGCATCCGGGAGGGCACGCACCGCTTGTTGCTGGATATGGTCGGCAACGATGTTGTGCTCCCCGCGGCCGGGGACGTGTTGCTTGTTCACTCCTCCGCTACAGGCGAGCGCGTTGAAGGGCTGGCCTTTGCTTGCTTTGAGGCATGGATGGCCGAAGGGAGCGCGACTAGCTTTTGGGTTAATGGGCAGCGGTGCCAAGAGCCCGATCTCAGAAGGAGGCTTCCGGCGCAGCGTGCTGCGGAGGACATCCACAATTTGATCCAATCTTGGTTCATGTGCGAACATGCGGGCACGCGGCAGGGTGCGACGGGGGAAATCGCAGCGATTGCGGCGATCATTGAGCGGGAAGGGGGAATCCGCGCATGACTCCGACCCTCCTCTTTTTGGGCGTGGTGCTGGCGCTGTTGCTGCTGAAGCTGGTGGTGTTGTCGCTGCGGGACGATGTATCGTTCTGGCGTGGAGCAGGCTGGCTGGCGGTGCTGTTTGTGGTGATGACGGCTTTCGTGTGGGAGTTGTGCCGTGGGCCGGTGGCGGAGAAACCCTTGGCACATCAAAAACAATGAGAAAGCCGACCCCGGAGCAACTGGCCCTCCTCGACCGCATCGATGCCGGCCCGCAGATCATGACCGACCGAGAGTTTCTGACCGGTGCCGCGATGGTGCGGCGGGGATGGGCGGTCCGGCCGTATGGCGGTTTGCTGGAGATCACGCACGAGGGGCGGCGCTTGGTCGCGCTGTGGCGTGCTGGCGGGCTCCGGAGGAAGTCGGCCCGTCAGTTTGTGGGGGTGCGGCTGTCGGACGCTGCCATGCCGTTCCTTGAGCGCGGGGCGAAGATATGGGGGACGCAGGCGGCCGCGGTCGAGAAGGCATTGGTCGCGCAGTATCCAGAGCCGAAAGCGCGGAAACGGCACCGGCTGATGTGATGAAATAAATATCGAATTAAGTTGTTGCGCCGGAATTAATTACCTCTACTTTACCGCCATGGCACGTTCCAAATCCAAACCACTCAAGCCCTCGCGGCCCCTCCTTGAAGTGCTCCCGTCATTGCACGCCGAGTTGAAAGTCCTCGCGGCCCAAAAGGGTATGCCGCTGAAGGAGCTATCGGATGCCATCCTGTCCAACGGTGTGCTCCGCGTGAAGGCCGGGGTTCTCCTCATCGAGAAAACCACCCGCACCGAGGAGGTTTCTGCCTCATAAACAATTTGTCGCGCCGTGCGGACCCCCTCTCTGCACATGCACCCCATCAATGCACGAAGATCGGCGGCGCGGCACCCTTTCCCTTAACCAAAACCGTCAAACCACCATGTTCCTCCTCTCAACCATCGCCGGAGCCAACTCTGTCCTGACTGGCTTCCTACTCATCGCCGGAGCCGCCTGTCTATGGCTTTTGCTCCAAGAAGTCCGCGCCGACCTCCGCCGCCACTGGCGCGAAATGCGCGACCAAGCCAAAGAAAAACCCGACCAGCCGTGAAGCTGGTCGGGCAATCGAAACCAAAACCGTCAAAAGCATTGAATCCGATGGACCAATCAAAACACATCCCTGAATCCGCGCAAGCCTCAAATGCGCCAGTTCGCGCCCTGACCGGTGACCAGATGACGGAATCCCGCCGGGTGCGCCCGCAACTACCCGAACCCGCCGCGGAGGACGTTTACCGCATCGCCCTCGAAGCCATCGCGGACATTGCCCCCAGCCGGCAGGCGCTTATCTGCGAAGACCCCCGCGAACGCTTGGTGCAGGTCGTGAACATCGTCAATTTGGCCTTTGGCCGCCCAACCATCCCCTGATATGAACCATTCTGTAAACACATCCGCCACTGTCGGTGAAATCCAAGCCGCTATCGTGGCCGCCCAAGCCGCGGGCCTCATGGCCGTCGCCACCCGCGAAAACTCCGCCCTGTCCAGTGGGCAGCGTAAAGCAATGTATGCGGATCTCACGGACGTGATACTTTCGATCCAGCCTAAACTAGCCGCGCAGGGATTGGGGTATATGCAGTTCCCAGGAATCACCCGTTTTCTCGGGGAAGGCGATATGGCCACGTTGGTTTCCGCCGTCACCACCCGAATCATCCACAAGTCCGGGGAATTTATTGAGTGTGAGGGTGAATTTATCGTCAGACCCCCGAACCGCCCCCTTAACTGGAGCCAAGCTCAAGGACTGGCTCAGGGCTACGCGAAGCGGCAATCCCTTATGGCCGCGCTGGGCATCCCTTCCGGGAACGAAAAGGACGCGGAGGAACTTTCGGGAGCGCTTGGTGCGGGAAAAGACCCCGCCCCGCAATATGCCGCCCACTGGTCCGACCTCATCAAGGGTAAGTGGGATCAAGAACTCGTGGAAGGATTCACGATCCCGCTTGGTGAAATGAGCACAGAGGAAAAGCGCGTGCTGATTCAGAAAAAGGCGCACCACGCGAGCGCGGCCCTGACGGCATTCCTTTGGGACAGCGCCAACAGCATCATGGATGAGATCGGAATGGTTTACGAGGACGCCGGCAGCGCCTTTCCCTCCGATCCGTTCGATATGCCGAACGCGCAGGTCGGAGCCTTCTTCACCTTCGCGAAATCCGCACAGCTTCGAATCGAAGCCGAGAAACGAGGGGAGGCGGTGCCATGAGCGTCCCTGACTTTTCTGGATACATCACCAAGCCCGGCCCAGAGATTCCTAAAGGGTATTTCCAAATGCCGGAAAATGAATACCATGCCCATCCGGCGGTATCCGCAGGGCTTTTGAAGGAGTCCACCAGTGCCAAGATGCTTTTTAATCGGATGCAGCCCCCCGATGCCTCCGACGAAAAAGCGGCTCTCGTGCTCGGGACTCTTACCCATGCGGTTTGTTTGGAGCCTTGGAAGTTCGCCCCGGACGAGTGGGAAAAACATTATGCCCTTTGCCCGACCAAGGGACTCGACACCGTGCAAGCGGCGCAAAAGCGCGCGGAGAATCCCGGCAAGCTACTGGTGACGGCGGAGCTCATGACCACGGCCTGGCGCATTCGCCGGGAGGGAATTGAAACGAACCCCGATGCGCTGGCGGCACTGGAAAGTCCAAACGGGATGAAGGAAGCCACGGCCATCATGTGGGACGATGTTCACAAGTGCCGGAGGAAGTGGAGGATTGACTATCTGCCCATGTCCGGCCGGAGTTACGGCGACTTCGTGACAGATATCAAAACGACGAGGGAAGACCTGTCGGACTTCGAATACACTGCCCGGAAGCTAAAGTATATCGAGGCGGCCGCGTTCTACATGGACAGCCACGAAATGATGACCGGGCACCGGTTCACCTTATGGAAGTGGCTGGTCGTTTCCAACGTCGAGCCCTATGCTTCCCGGATTTACTACATGCGGAATTTGAAACCCAAGGATCCTCTTTACGAAGGGTCGAAGTTGCAGGCGGCACGTCAGCGCCTTGGGCTGGACCCTTCCGCCAAGCTGGGTCGCCTGACCCAATACCTGAACTCGGTTCGGGAACACGAAGTTGCCCGTCTTGAAGGCCAAAACCTTGACGCCATCGCCCTCCGGGGATTGTGGCCAGCCTATGAGCAGACCGAGGCCGTCGAGATTCTTTAACCCCAAAACCAACCAAAACCGTCAAATCATGAGCACTACACCCACCGAAGAATTCCCATGGGAGAAATCCCCCTCCGCCACGAAGCCAGCGAAGAAAACCGCCGCCAAGGCCCCGACCGAAGGCACCATTACCATCACCGACCTTGAGCCGGTCGCCGCCGGTGAAGGACCGCCCATCGAAGGAGTTCCGCGCGCCGACCTCCCGGCCATCCGGGAGAATATTGAGAAGCAGCTGGCCGGACTTTTGACGCAGGCCGATGCCATCAAGGTGACGAGCATCGATCAAACCGACCTGATGTCGGCAGCCCGGGCTGCGCGTCTGAATATCCGGCAGGTGCGCTTGTTCGTGGAAAAAAAACATACCGAGTTGAAAGCCTACCACCTTCAGGCCGGCCGGGAAGTCGATGCGTTCAAGAATCATTTCCTTGCCCTGTGCAAAGAGCGCGAAGAGCGTCTGCAGTTGGCCGAGGACTTTGCGGAGCACGAGACCGCCCGCATCCAAGGTGAACTGCGGGTGAACCGGTTAATCGAACTGAAGCCATTCCTTGCTGACGGGCAGTCGCCTATGGCTGATCTCGGGACTTTGGAGGAAAAGGACTGGCTCGCGATGCTGGAGGACGCGAAAGACCTGCACGGTTTGAAGGTGGCCCGGATTGCCCGCGAGGAGAAGGAACGGGAGGACGCCCGGATTGCGGAGGAGCAACGCCTTGAGCGGGAGCGGCAGGAGCGCGAGGCGGAAGCCGCCCGGATCCGCGCCGAAGCTGAGGAAGCCCGGAAGGAGAACGAGCGTCTGCGTGCCGAGCAGGAAGCGGAGCGTAAGCGCGTTGCGGCGGAAACGGCCCGTATTGAAGCCGAGCGCGCCGCCGAGCGTCGGAAAGCGCAGGAGGAACGGGAAGCGCAGGAGCGCGCCTTGCAGGCTGAAAGGGATGCCGCTGAGCGTGAGCGCCAGCAGGCCGAGGCGGCCGCCCGCGCCGAACGGGAGCGATTGCAGCGTGAAGCCGCCGCCAAGGCCGCAGAGCAACAGAAGCTCATCGACGAAGCGAACCGGAAGGCCCAAGAACTCGAACGGCAGGCCGCCGAACGGGAAGCCGCCGAGCGGATGGCCGAGGCCCAGCGCACCGCCGCCGCCGCCGAAGCTGCCCGGCAGGCCGCTGCCGCACCGGATCGGGAGAAGGTCATCGCCTATGCCCACGCCCTCGAAGCCATCCCGCTGCCCAAAGTGACCACCGCCGCCGGAAAGGCTTTGGTGGAAAAGCTCGCCGCACGCATTACGAACCTCGCCGCCGCCATCAAGGACGAAACCGCCAAGTTCTGACAAATTCCCCCGCCGGAGGGCATCCGGCACCAAACCACAAAACCAAACCAAAACCGTTATGTCACACGTCATCACCGCCAACTACCGCGACCGTAA